TGTGGCTAATATTGGGTTAGGTCAAGTTGCTGGTGGATGTGGCAGTGATGGAGATGTAGGAATAACTGAATGGTCATCTATGGATTACAGAGAGAAAAGAAAGGATTGGCCTGTGACATCTTTAGGCAGGAGTGCAAAGGCTGGTTATGCAGCAGACTTGATAAAAGCTACTATAAGACTTGTCAGACCTGCTATTACATTGAGGTAGGAATGTGAGACAGTATATGTACGATGGTCTCGATATTCCATCCATTTCCTAACATTTTGTACCTTTGAGAATTGCTCATCATTCTATTTTTATATGGGGTCAATGTCCAATTATCTTCTACTGTTTGAAGACGTTCACATTCTGTTACTGTAAGTCGTCTCCATCTATCTTCCGTTACGGCGATCTTGATATGTTGATTTCCTCCTGAAAAAGTGGGCAGTGTGGGGGATATTCCCTCTGGACTATAGACGCGCTTATTATAATCATGTCCTTTGATGTTAACAGCACTTCCTAATCTAATTAGATGCTTAGATGCCGGAGATTGGGCACATAAAGATGGGTACTTTTCTATATCTTTTTTCGATTCCTTTATGTATCCATGTGGAATAGTTTTTAGATGTACTAGACTATCTTTTCCGACAGTAGTTAGAGAATTTGATTTCTGTATTTTGTTACTCTCAAATTTTTGTGTAGTTGTTCTATCTTTATTATATCTTCCACGCATAGCTCCCCCATAAACCAAAGTCATGTCACTATGGTTCCCTCCAGAATTTCCTCCACCAGTTAAACATCCAGCTTTTTGCTCCGAAGACTTTTTTATTCCAGCATGACCAGTTCTCACATAATATTTCTCTTCAATGGCATCAACTTCTTCAAGAATATCTTTAAGAAGAATATCTCTATCTTCTGGTTGAGTTATATCTGGAATATTTGTCCAATAAAGTCTTTTCCTTGACTGTGCGGAAACTAATGCAGCATTTATCATCACAGGCTCTACACCTAATTCGAGAGAAATTGCATCTTTTATCTCTTTCTTCATACTTGCCACGTTCTCGTATAAAAAATACTTAGGTTTATAGTGATGTAAGCAACTAACATATTCAAAAAATAGTTTACTTCTAGGGTCTTCCCAGTTTAATCTCTTTCCTGCTATACTAAATCCTTGACAGGGACTACCACCCAAAAGCAAATCTATTTTAGGAAGATTCCACTTATCCCAATTCTTGACATTTCCAAGTTGAGCAGTATTAGGATGTCGATATTGAGTATGGGAGATGGCAAATTTGTCGATTTCAGACGCATAGTAATTCTTTACTGAAATGTCTGCTCTTTCTAAAGCAATTTGCCCACAGGACATTCCATCAAATAGGGATAGTACGTTTATATTTTTCATAGAGAGATAATACCACATTGCGCATATAAATAGATTAAAGTAGAATTAGAATATGACAAGGAAAGAAATCTAATGTTAGGACTAAACCTTACAGCAACTATTTGGGAGTTTAACTATGAATCGGATGATGAAACTGGAGGTAGTGTCCCTAGCGGGACTATCCTGCAAGAAGGTGTCTGTATGCGAATGTCAGCACAACCTCCTACAATGGTTTTACTTGAACAAGGGGTAGAGTCTATTGATTTGTACGAAGGAATGATTGGATGTTTGACAGTCGGAGTAAAGAATTATAATGAAGTTGAAATAACTTCTCCAAGTAATAGTCCTTACTATGGAGAGTTCTTTAGAGTGATGGGAAACCCTCAACTCTCGTCCATGCACCCATCTGACAGTAGATCATTCTTGAAAGTTGTTCTGAAAAGGGTTGAACGTAGCAGGTCGATACAGTAATGGCAACTAAAAACTTTGATGACGCTATCTATAGATCGGCTATAAGTTATGCTGGTTATGTTACAGTTTTAGCTAGGAAGAATGTTGGCAGTACAAGAATTGGCAGCACTATACATAGCAGTGTAGAAAGAGATGGAAGTAAATACCACATTCGTGTAAGGGCAGGAGGGAAAAATGCTCCAGATGCGAGAGCTAGAGAATTTGGTTCTGGTCTTCATGGTAGGTTCAGAGCAAAGTACCCAATCCGACCTAAGAAATCTGGAGGAGCATTAGTGTTTCCTTGGGATAAAGCCAATCCAAGTATTCCTAGAGTGAAATCTGGCCCTAAAGCTGGACAGGTTATACTGCCTATGGTGATGCACCCTGGGGTAAAGCCTTATCATTCTGATGGACAAGAAGGATATATTAGACCTGCTATAGTCAAAGCAAAGAAGACCCTTAGAAAGAATCTGAAATTGAGAGGGTCATTAGGAATCAGAAATGATTTACGTTCTTCATTCAAGGGAGCTACTGTAAAATGACTTTAGTGGACAATTATCAACTTCGTACAGCAATAGTAAGTATGTGCAAGGATATTGCAGCGATACCAGCTACTCTTATAGATACAGATGAGATCAGAGAGCTTGATTGGATGGGTGAGAAGTTCTCATATCCTAATATCAGAATAACCTGCTCCATTACAACATTAGGACAATGCGCTCCTTATGATGCAGTGGCGACAATATCTTATTTCTCAGAGCAGAAATCAAGTAAACAGGCTATTCAATCACAGGGGATTATCGCTAAACAATTACACAATGTAAATAAAACTTACAATAGTGTAAAGATGACAACTATACGTGTCACTTCCCTTCCTGATGCTGTGCAGGTTGCAGAAGATGTATGGAAAGCTGATGTCCCCCTATCTATGAAAGTGAATGAAGTAAGTTAAATATTCTTCTTATCAATTTCGTCAAAAACTATCTGCTTTGGCAGCATGTTGTGGCACACATAGACACTGCTGAACGGTGGGTTTACACTTGGCTTTTTGTCCAAGTAATTTTTGAAAAATGCAACCCGTTTATTGAGATAGAGAACTTCAAACGTGTTATTTTTAAAGAGATTATATCTGTGTTGGCTTTCAAATAATCCAACTACCCCCACTAACATAGCAAATGGTGTTCCTAAAGAAAACAATCTCTCTAGTACATTTCCTTTTAATGAGTATGGTGGATTTGACACTATATAATCACACTTATAAAAAGTATTGAAGAAGTCATCACCTGTACTGATATGAGAATGGATAACTTCGTGATTGATACTTCTAAATGTTGATACAAATAAACTCTTATCAGTATCGAAAGGACACCAAATAGTGCTGTGTGGCTTTAGATATTTTAATATTGGAGTAATGGCGTACCTAGGGGTATAAAATTCGTCATTTTTACTACTGGCAACTTTATCCATTTTCATCATTCACTCCTTAAACTCTAGGATAGAATTCTATTACGGGGGAAATATAATCGTGCCACTTGTTCTTATCAAACATATACCAGCTACAATTATCTTTGCCTGTCATGTTCCCAAACCATTTCACTCTTCCAATTGGAACTATCTTAGTGCAGTAATCATCTAGTAACTTTCCTGATTGTTTCGTATCGTGCCAATCAGAATCTATTAGAAGCCATGTAGGACGAATGTTAGCAAACACTTCAATTAGTTTGTGTAGCAGATAACCAGATTTCTTTGTTCTAATCCAAGGAGGATTCGTGATGATGAAATCTGTACCTTGGGGAATATGTCTTTCTGCTAAAGTAAGCGCGTCTAATTTTGACATTCTGTCATTCTTTGGTTCAATGTCATATTCAGCAAGAACATCTCCACCAAATTCAGATAGATGCCAAGTAAGATAAGACTTTCCAGAACAAGGCTCTATGTAAGTAAAAGATTTCGGTAGATGTGAAGCTAGGGGAATTACTGCTTCATAAGGTGTATCATAATAATCTCTTGATTTACGTTCAAAGTCACTTCTCTTGCCCATGTAATTTTTTCCTTATTTATTTTCAGCAGTAATTTTGTGCCAAATAACTTCTGTAGTTTTAGTTCTTTGTCCAGACAGTTCTGTTAGTGTGGAAAATTCCATCCAACTCCCTTTTGAATTTTCACATACAATAACTTGACCTTTTCTTTCCTTGCACCATAAGTCAAGTTCAGAGTAATTGACATCATTATGAGTGTACAAGTTTTGAAATTGGTATGGTGGATCTATAAACCAATCTGCTGTAATGTTTTCTATACAGGAGTATTCCCCCAGTATAAAATTCCAGTGTCTTATTTTGAATAAATCTTTGGATATTCTAATTTTATCTCTGCTCCATGAGTTGAAGTTCATCCTTCCCGCTGTATGTTTTGGAATTTGGCTGGCATTATTTATGCAAAATCCAATGAGCCATCTTTCTTCTTCGCACAATTGAGCATGTTTATGCTTTATGCACTCCCCATTTTCTACTTCTGGAAGAGAAAGTAGGTCTTTAGACGATGCGTTTTGTAAGTATTTCCATATTCTTATTATCTTATCAAATTTGTCTATGATAATACAATCATTTTCCCAGTGAGTATAAGCATAACTAGCCGTTCCAGCAAAAGGCTCAACAATTCTCCCTGTTATTGGTTCAGGGTATTTCTTTATTATTTTCTTCTTTCTTCCGTAGTAACTCCACATAGTATAATAATACCACATTGCATACTTGAGTAGATTAGAATAGAATTAGAATGTAGTTAAACAAAGCGAGGTTATATGGCATCTAAGAAGAAATCTAAACCCGAACAAAAAAAAGTAACCCTCCCTGAAACAAAAGTTACTCTTGATACTAAGAAGACTGTAACTTACAATAAAATTAAGTTGAGAAACTTATTGAGTGCAAAAGTAAAACTTCCAGGGTCTGTCACACAGGAATGGTATGTGTGGTTAAAGGCTGGTTATGTTTTAGAAGTAGATGAGCGGGATGCTTCTGCTCTGTTAGAAAAACGATTAGGAAATAAACATTGCTGCGGAGGTTCTCCGAGCATGTTATTTGAAGAAGTGGATTAGAGAACTTTATCCAATCTTAGTTGAGCAATTTCTACCCATTTCAATCCTTTTAACTGAATACCATTTACAATTTTATCTTTTTCGCAATAACCATTATCTATCCCTATACCATCACGTCCAGTATTCTTACACCCCACTAAAGTAGAGCCAGAGCCGCAAGTCAAGTCTACTACTACATCACCAACATTACTAAAAGTCTTTATCAGGTCTTCCATTAACATCACAGGTTTTTGTGTTGGATGAAAAGAGATGGAATCTTTTTTATATTTTAGTATGTTGCTTTTATACTTACCCCCTTCCCAAAGATTAAAGATACTTTTAAATCTTCCCTTATATATTTCATCTAAACGTTTTAATTTCTTATAGCTAATAAACCCTTCCATATTTTTAATGTTAAAATCGTCAATTAAACTATTATACATACTCTCTGTACACAATCTAAATTGTTTTCCTTTAGTATAGAAATGAACTAGCTTACTATTTCCATAGTAAGTGTTAAAAAAAGTTAGGGGCTTATTTATATAGGCAAATAACTTCTCCGAATAGTCTTTACATGGATTGTCATCATTGCGTTCACTTTCTAAATGTTTACTAAATACTAAAATGTCTTCAAAAAAGGACACCATATTTCTTTTTGCACCTAAATTATTAGCGAAGCTATTTTTTTCCCATATTGCTCTATAGCTAAATGGAATGTCAGCTATCGCAGATGTAATCAGTTTGTTTGTATAAGGTTCTTGGCTAAACAGAATCAATTTACCTTTTTTTCTTAATACTCTGTTTGCGATAGCAAATATCTTTTTTGGACTTATTGCAGTATCCCATTTAGTATTGTTCTTATTCCATGTACTAGGAGAATCTTTCATAATCCCATATGGTACATCTGACAGTATTAAATCAACACTTTCATCAGGTATCTTATTACTAACTAGAAGACAGTCCCCGAAAACAGTTTCAATTTCTCTCATCCTTTCTTTCCTTATTCCCATTTTTCTATAAAAATATGTCGTACAAAGTCTTCATTTTCCCCAAATACTGCAATTTGTTTTTTGTTGCATAACTTACAAGTTAAATTTGAATCCACTTCATGTTCACATTCATCTTTGGTAAACATTCCCGTCAGTACTGGTTCTAAAATGTTGAGACTGAATTCATATAAATCATTAATATCCAAGATTCCCTTCAATTTTTCTCTCCTTGATTCTTCAACATAATACCACATTGCATATCCTAATAGATTAGAATAAAATAAGAGTATAATAAAGGGGCTAGGATGGGAAAGTCCGAAAAGGTGATGCTCCCACATCACTCTGCCCCAACATGTACTGGGAGGTACAAAATGCCTAGAGCAATTGGTGAGTGGAAAGTTTGTAGTAAGTGTAAAGAAAAGAAACATGTGAGTGAGTATCACAAAGGCGATAAGTCTGATGGATTATCTTCTTCCTGCAAAGAATGTAAAAATGCTTGGACAAGAGAATACAAGAAAAGAAATAGAAAGATGCTTCGTGAGAAGGATAAAGAATATAGAGAAACTGAGCAAGGTAAACACAACGCTAAAATAAGAATGAGAAGATGGAGAGCGTCTTCGGAAGAAAATAGAGAGAAAACTAGAAAGTACGCTAGAGATTATTATCATAACAATAAAGAAAAGTGTGCTAGTAGACAGAAAGAATGGCGAAAAACACCAGAAGGTAGGAAGAAACTTCTGATACAGTTAGAGAGACGAAGAGATAGAAAGAATAATGTCATTGCAGATTTGACCAGTAAAGGAATAGATTATCTGTTAGAAGTTCAAGATCATAGATGTGGTAAATGTGAAAGAGAGTTTACGAAAGAATTACCCATCACTCTCGACCACATAAAGCCGTTAAGTCTTGGTGGAAATCTAACTATAGGTAACGTACAATTACTATGTCGTTCGTGTAATTCTTCTAAAGGAACTAAGGATACAAGATATATTCCTGAATTACCGAGAAATTTAACAATCAAAGAAAGAAACCTTTCTTATAAGGTTTAGGAGGTTTAAAGTGTCCTTAATTACAGGAACACCAATCGGAAGTTCAACTTCCCAAGAAGAGATTTATATTAATGGTGCGCCAAATATTTATTTACAAGATTATCTTGCAGACCCCCTAAATAACCCTGATGGCGATGGTTATTATTGGGGTATGAGTGGTACATCTTCATATCCTTATATCGGTTTAGCATGTGTAACCGATGTAACCTTTATGCAAGGTGTTACTGCTAACGATATTCGTTGTGATGCTGATGGTGTAAAAGGCACTATTCAGACACGGGATTATGTAGACCTTGCGTTTACCACTAAGAATCTTTTCCCGCTTTCTATCTATACTAAATTAGCAGGTTTCTCTACTGCTACTGTAGGGACAGGAACGGAAAAAGTTGGCATTGGTGGTTTCAATAACAACCAATATTACATGGTGTACGCACCTCGCGTGTATAATGAAGACACTGGCGATTACTTATTGATTCACTTACATAAAGCGCAACCTGTAGAGCCAGCCGAGTTACAGATGCTTTATGGAGATTCCTGGGCACAATCCTTCGTCCTTAGAGGATATGCAGATTCTACGAAACCATCAGATCAGCGGTTTGGAGTTATCATCAGGTCGGATTTGAGTGCGCTTCCTTAACATGAGTTAGCAGTTTTGTAGTATAATATACCAAATAGGGGCTAGGCATGGATGCCGAAAAGGGTGATGCTCCTTCATCACCCCTGCCCCTTATCGCACATGGAGGTGCATAATGGCTATAAAAGTAATGGGGATATGCCAAATAAGACACATCAATAATCTCATCTAATTTTAATCTTCAACCATGTAAATTGTGTTATTATAAAGGCTGGACATTTGTTAGTAAAAGGAAGATGGAATGAAAAGATTATCTAGGCTAAAGTATTTGATACTAGAAGCGTCTATGCCAGAACCTTCTGGAGAAGGGTATGATTTAATGACAGGAGAACTTATTGAGTTTCATTTTTCTGATAAGGAAAAGAAATTCCTGAAATTTTTAAAGCTGTATCGGTTAACAAAATACAAAATTGTGAAGTGGTTAGATGACTTATTTGAAAAAGAAGAAAGAGATGATAGAGACCCTTATGATTCTTGGTAGATTTCAAGAATAGAAAATTCCTAGTTTTTAGAGTATCATTAGGGGGATGATAAATACAATACTACTAAAACTTGGAACTCGTCTTCTAAAGAAAGTAAACTTTAGAAAATGGGCAACCTTAGAAGACCTAAAATTTAGCTTCATAGAAGCGGTAGAAGATAACTCTCCCAACCTTCCTGAATTATTGAGAGATTATATCACTACCGCTCTATGTGTTAAAGTGAACTTAGATAAAGTATTTTGGGAAGATGAACTTATTTCTTTCTACAAAATACATGATGTAACTTCTACCACGAAGAAAATCCCTCTTACAGTTCGCAAACCTAATAAAGAATCAGAAAAAGAATCTTGGGATTATCCTGGAAGATTATGGTTCTTCTATAGTAGCACTATTGCATCAGCTTTTGGGTGGAGTAATGAAGAAATCGCTAATCTCTCTGTAAATGATGCTTTGTCATATATTCAAGAGATTCTTACAGCACAATATCTGGAAAGGGAGTTTATCTGGAGTACTACTGAAATTGCCTACGTTTATAACAAGCAATCTAAGAAATCTACTTACACTCATCTCCCTAAACCTTATTGGATGCTTCCAGATATGAACGCTAAAAACAACAAGAGAGTAGTTCCTGTTCCTAAGAATCTTCTCCCGATTGGACAGGGTGTAAATCTAAATGAAATCGAATAAACTAAATCTAAAAGATATGTGGAGATTATATCTTCTCTTGAAACCTGCAATAGACAAGAGAGATAGAAAAGATACTATAGAAGATGAAGTCTTAGAGATAATAAAACTTTCTGATCCTAAAGCCCTTCTTGAATGTGTTCATATTCTGTATGATAATAAGGTAGATACTAAAAACGCAGGAGAATTTATTTCTTTGATGCAAGAAGGTGTAATTAGAAATAGATTCTTTGAATTTGTGGACGTAATTGAGAGGTTTTAATGCCCCTGACCGATAAAGAAATTGTAGAATACCAACTTATTATAAATTCTATCAAAGCAGACGAGAAGATTTTTGCGTTAAAAAGGGGGATAAAAGAGATGTCTTTAGAGATAAAGAAATTCTCTACGGATATGGGGGTCTCTATTAATGAAGCTGCTGCCTACATGAAAAAGTTAAGTGCAGAAGCTCTTATGACAAAGCAGCGTCTTGGAGAAATTACACAAGCTCAAAGACTAGTAATGACTGACAACTTTAATAGAAAAGTTGATGATGCATCAAAATTGCTGACCAATGCTGGAAAAAGTGCTTCTTCATTTAGCGCAAAAATAAATGTTCTAAGAGTAGCTTTAGGGGCTTTATCTTCTATGGTCGTATTTGGTGTTATTCAGAAAATAACTGAAACTTTCAAAAAAGCAGAAGAAGCAGCTACTCAGTTTGAGACATCTCTATTTCGTTTAGCTAATGCAGAACGCATTTTGTCACAAGGTGGGATTGAAACTTCTATGGCGGGGCTGAAAAAGGGTATTCAGGACATAAAGAAACTTCTACCAATTTTCTCAGAAGTAGACATAACGGAGCAAGTATCTTTAATTGCTATTATGACAAAGGAAATGGGGATAACTGAACAAAAGATTATTGATATAGCGAAAGCTATTGGAGTTTTAAATATTAGGTCAGGAGAAGAGGAAGACCTTCTATCTACTACCAGAAAGATTACAACTGCATTAGTAGCTCCTTCTGGAAGAGGTTTGCCTACTTTAGGGCTGGATTTCTCTAAAGATAGTATAGAGGCAGCAGCTTTAAAATACGAGATTTTGGAAGTGGGAGAAGCGTTTTCTGAATTAACAAAGCACGATAAAGATATGCTGAAAATAGCTATACTTTTAGAAAATACTGGGGAGGAATTGGTACTAATTGAGGATTTTCTTAAAACTAATACTGGCGCAATAGCAGAACAAAATGCTGAATGGGAAGATTTGCTTAGATCGCTAGGTGAACTTACGATGGGCGTAAAAGCATCCCTAGCACCAAGTGTTTTGAACCTAATTCGGAATTTAAGAATTGCTATTGATACCGCAAAGCAAATAAGAGTGATGTGGACAGCTACTCAAGGAGCGTTAGCTGCTGGATGGGAAATTCTTGGGGGGATTGTTGAGGCTTACGGATGGACAGTAAAATCTGTATTTTCTGGAAACTTTAAAGATGCGGTAGGATTTTTTGACCTTCTAAAAAGTAGAGTTGGGCAGATAGGACAAGATTTATCTGATGGAATTGAAGATGGATGGAGAGAGGGACTGCAAAGATTTTTTCCTGAAATTTTATCTGACTCTGATGAAGCTACTGGAGCAATAAACGAATTAGAAGATGAAGTCATAGACCTTTCTGAACTAGACTTAGATGATCTCACTGACGATTTAGAGAAACTTACCCGTAAAGCTCAAGAAGCAAAAGAAGAATTTGCTATTGCTGGAGATAGGGCGCAAGTTGATTTTGATAGAAAAAGAACAAGACTAAATGAAGATTATGCTCTAAAGCGTGAGGATATTCTTAGAGATTCTAATAAAAAGATAGCAGATATACAGGCTAAATCTCGTCAGAAAGAGCTAAATGAAGAAGCAAAGTTTCAAGAGAAACTTCGACAACTTCGAGAGAAGTTCCTATTTAGTTTGGAAGATGCTTTACGTGAAAGAGATGCTAGACAAGTTATTCGTCTGCAACGTCAATTCCAAATGGACAAGCAAGCTCTTATCAATGAAAATGATCTAAGGAAGAAAGAGCGTAGAGAAGATGCTGCTAGACAGCTAAAAGAAGCTATTGATGATAGAAATGAGCGACTTAGATTACTAGAAGAAGAACGCCAACTTAAACTTGCTCGTCAGAAAGAAGATTTTGACCTAAAGAGACAACGTGCAGAAGAAGATCATCAAAGAGAGTTAGAAGACATTGCTAGACAAGCTGATGAAAGATTAGCGTTATTTTTAGAAGAAGCTGTGAAAGCTGAAACAATATCAGAAGAAGCTGCGGCTTTACTATTAGGCACTCTAACTGAGATTTATGGTTCTGGTGGACTGTTTGATGATTTATATAGTGCAAACACTGAAAGTATGCTAAGAAATGCCCAAGAGCAGTTAGCTGGAATAGGAGCTATAATTACTGGAGTATTACAAATGCAAGCAGTTGTAGCAGCAGCGGCGGCTAATGCAAGAGCAAACGTGGCATCTATTATGGCTAGCAGAGCTATAAATCAACCAGTCAGTTCTAGCTCATATAAAGGAAGTTCTACGTCATCATCCTTGAGGAAAGGGCTTCCTGCATCTGCCTTTACACCATCTAATATTCCTACATCTAGCTTCTCTGGCGGAAATACCGGAGGAACTTTGAGAGTGATGGTAGATTTAAATCCAGACTTGCAAGGAAGAATTGTAAATGAATCCCTTACTCAAGTGTCCAGCACAATAAACACTATTGCGAGAGAAAGATAATGTATATAATCAACGGAACAACTTTAAGTCTACAGCCCACAGTAGGAAAGTGGATTAGTAGAGAACCAATTGGGTTTACTGGAAATGGTCATCCTGAATATGCTGGTGTAAGAGAATTTGAAATGAGATGGCAACTTACATCTATGTCTGATGCAAACGAAATTCAAGGTCTTTACGATGCTTTGGATGTTACTGGTACGGCTGTAGTTTCTTTACCTTCACATAAAGGTGCTGTATGGTCGTTTTCCAATTATTCGGGCTGCACACTTTCAGAGCCTTCTAGCAATGATTATTTCGCAGAACATGAAACGGAAGTAATCTTGATGATATATGGGATTGTAACGGGATGAAAGTAACTCAAAAAGAGTTATCTCTCCTCCGCAGTAGACCTCAGCGCACTAAGCTTAGTCTAAGTATTTTTAGGCCGACTACAGCCTTAAAGTGTCGTGTGGACGATGCCACTATAAATAGAAACGCCCTAACCATTTCTTATGATACAGTCACGGAAGGTTCTTGGACATCTGTAGAAACTGGTATGGTTGTTTTGGTTGGAACATCGGAAGGTGGAAGAGAGCTTGGTACAGTAAGACTTCGCTCTATAACAAGTTCTGAGATAGTCGTAGCTGAGAATTCTTATATAGAGTGGAAAGATAATTTATATCTAACTATTCAAAGATTTTGGGAAGTTCTGCCAGTATTTCCTAGAATCATCTCTGACCCTGCTGATGCAGAAAGCACAATTTGGTATAAGGATTATGATATTCCTTATACTAACCAAAATACAGTTCTAGGCTCGTTTCCATGTGCAGGGCCTCATAGAGCGGTTTATTTAGATAGTGGCACAGGAACATCGTATTATACGTCTACAGGAACAGTGCAAGTGGCTGATACGCCATATGACACTCATTGGTGGTTTGAAGGGGCATCAGTTACAGGCTCTACCGCCGCAACTCCTGGAAATGTACATTATCATACCCCTGGTCACTATGTTACACGGCTTTCTGTAACAGGAACTAATTTTGTTGATACATCTTATAGGTATATTTCAGTCTATGATAGACCAGATGAAGGTACAAATACTCCTCCTTTGAAGTGGGAATTATCTCAAATAAACGGAAGTCGTGCTGGTGGTGGATATACTACTACTGTACGTGTTCTCGAAAACATCTCTGTAAATGAAGGAGATGTGGTCGTTCTGTTTGGAGAAAGTTGGTTTGGAAATACAAAGCAAACTATAGGCGGTAACGCATCTGGCAATTCTGACATCTTCTTTACGGGACATATTCTAAAAGGTTCTATTCAATATAATTATAAGTTCGGAGAAGTTACTTTTGACGTAGGCAGTATAGCAGAATATTTGAAAGAGCAAGAAGGATTCTCTATTTCAGTAGAAAGCGTTCCTTCTCCTTCTGATTGGTATCAGTTATATGATCTGAATTTATCCAAAGCGATTTATCATTATCTTAGATGGCATACTACCGTTCTGTCTACAAATGATGTACAAGTTCTAGGTCTTGATAGACCAATACAATATTTCGACAGCGATAGAAATAGTATTTACGATGCTATAAATAGTTTCATAAAAGGAACTACTTTCGGCTCTGCTGTGTCTGATATGCAAGGGAAGATTTGGATAGAGAATGACGCTAAATCTTTTCCAGAAGCGAATGGCACATACTCTACTCCCATTATGGAATTGCAGAAAGGTGATTGGGTGGATACTCCAGTTTTCTCAGAGAACCTTATACATCCCATATCTTATTTAGAATACGGAGGCATTGCTTATAGTGGAGTAGTGACTGGTACTTTCTCTCCTATTATGTCTAATGCTCCAGGAGGTGCGCCGTTATACAGAGGTAAGGCTGAACGGACACAAGGATTAGCCTTACAGTCTCAAAGCGAATTGAATAAGATAACTGGGCACAGATTAGCAAATAAGAACTCCAAGTATCCTTCTGCAAATTATAAGTTAGTTGGAAACTTTAGAAATATTGATTTAGCTCCCCAAGAAACTGTAGTGCTTCTAGTAGATGCAGACGACACTCCTAGAGGTGTACATATAAGCGGAACGTATATGCCAGAAAGTGTTGGATGGACATATAATTCCACGAGCCAAACTTTCTATCCAGAGAATATATCTTTCACCTCTTTGGTTACTGGAGCAGCAGGGCAAACTATTCCTATTCCAGATGTTCCAGATGACGGAGGCTATCAAGCTCCTCATCTCTCCATTCCATCTATTCCGTCTCTTTCGTTTCCTGCTATGTTTGGAAGCTATGCTGATAATTCTCTCTCAATGTTTTCTGGAACTACACCAGCTATAAACCCCACTTTCAGTGTTCTAACAACATTCTCTCCCCTTACGCTAGGACTATACGTTTCCCAAACTAATCCCACGACAATATTTTACAATACAGATGGAGTGTATCAGCATGTTATCACTGGAAACTTTGAAGACGTTTCTGCACCTGGTGCAGGAACTTTAGGAGAAATTCTTTTTGAATCCAGTAGGGAGGGAATACATCTGTATTCATTCATTTGGGAAAGTCTTGAGAGACTAAAGAAGATTACTGTAGTTAGAATGATGAGGGTTATTGCGGGGGATACGTTACAGATAGCTACAAGAGGAGATGCAACGTTAGGAACTTTCACTTCTACAACTACAATAAACAGGGTATCAGCTTTATAATCATAATATGACACAGAATAAATTTGAAAATGCCTTTAGAGATTATTCAAAGACCCTAGCTAAAGAATCTACAGAAATAGCTGGCACTTTAGGCATTTACCTTAATGGAAATAAGTTAGTAGATGTTCCTAATCGTCCAGGCTATGTCTACGTTCAACTTAGAGATAATCTCAGTGAAGTAATTCAAGCATTTAATGAGACAGTCTCTGTCATATTTGGATTGGCTGTACTTGTTGTCAGAGAAGGAAATAGATATGTAATAAAAGGTAGAGATACCCAAAGATACAATAACTGGAACTCTACTTCTTCTTTTGTTCCCGCTCATGCAAACCAACACGCCTTCAATCCTGATGGTGGAGGTGGAGGGGATATTCTTTGGGTACAAGGTAGACAAATTGTACCCTTGGGAGCGTATCCTTCTGGAACTAAAGGCTCTGCCAATGTTTCAATTTACCCCTACCAATTTAGAGAAGATGATGGTGTGTTGGTCACTTTTGGTGCTACTGGTACTGGAGATATTGCTCAATACAAACCTACAGATAATACAGCTATTATGGGCGTGGTTTATATTGACACTGAAACAGGAAATCCAGAATTCTTACTAAATTCAGGCAGTTTCTTTACTGCATCTATAACTGGTACACAAGATATAGTTCAATACTTACCTTCTGTATCAGATTCAACTCATCTATTAGTTGCTGGTATTCGTTTGGTTAGTGGTACATCGTCTATTGGTTGGGATAATATTTATGATCTAAGACAATGGCACTCTACATCTGCTGGTGGTGGAGGGGGAACTCCTGGTGGAGCAGACACACAAGTACAATTTAATGATGGTGGAGTCTTTGGTGGAAATGATGGATTTGTGTATCATAAAGCTGAAAAGGTTGTGGTTATTGGTTCTGGTACACCTCCAGCACTAGGAGAAAACACTTTTCATAACATTGGACAAACGACATCTCCTGCCAACTTATTGTGGGCTACTGGAGATTCAATAGCTCCATTTGTCGCAGGTCTTAGAGCCAGGGGAAGTCTAGCATCACTAAATGCGGTACAAGATAATGATGTGTTACTTAGATTGCGAGGTAGAGGCTATAATGGAAGTACATGGACTAGCACACAATCAGAAATAGACTTTGTTGCAGAAGGTGATTGGACAGGTACTAATCATGGTACAAGAACAGAGTTTTATCATACCCCATCAGGGACAACTACAAAAATTCTCTCTGCTACTATATCAGACGGAATAAATATTCCCACTGGAACTACTTATAATATTGGTGGAGTAGCACATACACACTCAGTCAATTATACTCTAAGAAAATTGTTAGCAGACTTAACCATTCCAGATACAGGAAATCTTATCGTTACAGACTATTTTGACTTAGACACTCACACACTAACATTGGAAGGCGATAGTGTGTTGGAGGTAATAGAATAATGGCAGTATTAATTGTTGTAGAAGAAGGCTCTACCCCTACTACACCCGCATCAACAAAATGGAAGCTCTATCCAAAGTCTGATGGCATATATGCCTTAGACGATGCAGGGGTAGAAACTGGCCCATTTGGTGTTGGGGGTTCTGCTGGAGGTAGTGAAGGTCTCATGTTTTGGGATGAAGGAATTCCTCAAGCTACAGGTACAATATTAAACGTAGTTGGAGCTAATGCGACTCTGTCTGTAAGTGGCACGGTAGCTAATTTAACTGTTACTGGAAGTGCATCTTTACCTACCGCGAAAGTTAAGAAAACTTCTAATCAAAGCACATCTAATACGACGGTGACAACGCTTACATGGGATGCGGAGGATTGGGATACTGACACATTTCACGACAACGTAACAAATAACAGCCGTTTGACCGCTCCCGAAGATGGTAAGTATCTTGTTATTGCAAATATTATATTTGCATCAAATAACACAGGTATCCGCCAAATATTGATTAATTTGAATGGTGCAAATGTTTGGGGAGTCATTTTCCCGAACAACGGGGCAGGGCAAGACCAAACCTTTACATTTTTCCCCATAGAAATGTCCACCAGCGATTATGTAGAATGTCAGGTTTATCAAGCATCTGGAGGGAATCTTGATATTGGATCCACTCAAAGCCGATTTTCTATTGTAAAATTAGCAAATTAGGATATAGATTATGAAAATACCTAACAATTTTGACGGTGCAAAATTCGCAGAGAAATACAATCTCGAAAAGTCACATTTTTGGATAGATGGAAATGGAGAATTTCAATGTCCATCTATCCCGAAACTCAAAGAAAGTGATTTATCTGACTGTATTTTATTACATCTCACAACAGACGAAAAAATACAACAGGCTTATAAAGATGCAGGTATAACGGATAGTGCAAAGATTGAAGCTCTTATAGAAGATAGAGAAGGTAATTCAGAAAAGTTGAATGTCTTACTGGCAAAAAGAGCAGAGATTATTAGTAAAGAAAAATAGCTATTTGACGATGCTTTCGTATTCTTCCAAATATCTTACAGCGTTTCTCAACCGCTCTAGTGTGACCCCCCTAGTAAGTAGACGGTAATTACAGATAAAACAAGCGATACCTCTACAATATTTTCGTTTCTCTTCTGGTAACATTTTCTTGAAACCAGGTACATGCTCATGTTCAATGGCTAATGCCCGTGTACTATTTTTCGGTTTGACTAAACAAACATGACACGCCCCATCATGCTTATTATATAATTCAATATAATCATCTTCTGATAGTCCATACTTTTTTAGCGTGACTTGAGAAGGTAATTTCATTCTACATCCAGTGACCGTAAGATTCTTTACAATAAGTTATCCATTGCATATCATTATCCACCCCTATACTATCTCTATCTAAATTTTGACAAGATTCTAGTAAAGTACCAGTCCCTACAAAAGGGTCAAGAACAGTGTCTCCTTTATTAGTATATATCCTCACTAAACGCTCAATCAGAGACAAAGGCTTTCTCCAAGGATGCCCCTTACGTTCTACTACTCTATCTTCGTATACTCCAGTCATCTGAGACCAATGTAAAAGGTTGTAGATTTCTCCTTGACGGTAAATAAATATCTTTTCTACAAATCTGCCTAATTTTTTGGAATAGTTCTTTGTGCTAGGGGTTTTTATCCAGTAAGCTCTTTCTGTAGGGTCAAATGGATGGTCTTCTGATGCACAGAAAGTAATGATGTTCCCCTTACAAATGCGAATACATTCATCAAGATAAAAAGGCTGACCATATTCAAAATCTGTAATTATATGGTCAACTGCATTATCAGGCTGTTCCCTCATCCACTCCCAGGCATCTGCACACACTAAATCTTTTATCATTTTTGGTTATCCTTAGAATAAAATCCATTTGCTTTATATATTACAGGAACGGAAGTAAAAACTCTCTCTGTCTTCAAATCACATACTGGACAGAGAGGTTTGGTTTCATCACTTATTTTTTTATTATAAGTGAATTGATGTTTACATGATGTACATTTATATGTGTAAAGCATTTTTGTCTCAATGAAATATTGCGAAAAGAGCAAAATCTGGAAAAATTTTCTACGGGTATTTGGCTAAACGTTGAATTGGACTAATTTTGTCCAATTTAGCCTACATCTACTACAGCTAGTTCTAATGCACGAAGAAGGACATCTTTACTTACATCTTCGTAATTTGTTTTCTTGTGATGCTCTAACATATTTGATTTTGTAGGTTCTTCAAAACACTCCAGATACTCTTCCATGCTTTGTTGAACATACCACATCATAATATCATTCATCTTTTACTCCAGATACATCTACAAAGACAACATCATCTTCTTTTTTTGCATTTTCAATAGCTTTAGCGTCATCCTCTGCGGATAATTGATGGCTTTTCAATGCGGTGAAGAAGGGAGCAAAATCAAAACTGTCTCTTTCTTTTACTGCATCATATACATTCACGATTTCTCCAGTTCCGTTTTTCAAAGCAACAGACATGTTTTTGATGGTTGAACCTCCAACCTTTACAAGTTTTAGTTTTACACAATCAAATAAAGCTGTTAGCCCTTTATGAATTCCCTGACCCCCAATCATAAATACCCAAAAATCTGTCTTGCTGATACCTCCACGATTTTTTAGAACCTTACCTTCAAATAACCAACCTTCTCCGAAATGAGCTAACTTATTTGAAGTGCCTAATTTTATCCAAGGATTCTTTGCTTCAATACGGATATGACACATATTTTCTTTCACTACTCCACCAGGGGCAGTATAAACAGCGAACATTGAACGAGTAGCCATCTTCTCATATTTATGATTAGCCATAAAAGAGAATGTTCCTTCATCAGAATATTTCAATGCTCTATTCATTCCACGAGAGAATTGAGCCATTGGAAATGCCCGTCTTCCCATATTTGCGTCTCCAATATCTCCTTCTACTTCTGACACAGGGGCTACCGATGCTACGCTATCTAAAATGGTGATGTAATTATCCTTTACATTCTTTAGAAGCTCTTTGAGAAGGTGTTCATCAGTAAATGCACCATGTTTATCTACTTTAGATGGTTCAACCCACTTCCACTCTCCATCAAATCCCACAGTTTCGCAAATAGCTGCAATAGTCTCCTCCGCTTGTGGTTCTAAGTCTAAACAAGCTATATTTAGAGTTTTCAGCTTCCCTAAAGTTCCCGCTACACTATTTATGAAAGTAGACTTGCCAATAGAAGTTGGCCCGTACACTTCTGTAAGGGTACGACTAGGAAAACCCAATTCCAAATAGTTTCTGCGTAAAGCCAAGTCTAATGAGTAATAACCAGTTTCTGCCCATTCAAAATTAGTATGCGATCCTACGAACTTTACCATATTAATTCTCCTCTAATACACTTACAGAAACAGAAGGCTTCCCCTGCTTTGTGTTAGCATCAATAATTTCTTGTGGAGCTTCACAAGCAACTGCAACTTTCTTCCAAGATGTAGTTACTCTACCTTTAGTGAATTTTGCATATACATCATGTAAAGTAACATTATTTTCTTGTTTCAACACAGCATCTTTAATTGTTTTCTCTGCTTCATCCATACGAGGACGATATTTTCCTTCTGCATCTCTCAGAAGGCACTGCAAATTAAAAATATTAGCTCTCAGATTTATAATCTCTGCTTCCATCTCATCATAGGCTTTTCTATATTCTTCAAACATTTTATTCTCCTTTTAGTCCACTATAGGACTCATACTACCATTCTTCAAACGATTACACATCTTCTCTATCACTCTTTTTTCAATAGGGTCAGTAGTTCCATTAGGAAGTTTCACCTGTCCCCAATAAACTCTCTGTCCTTGATGCCAAACGTACAATTCTCCATCTCTACCTAAGTGAAGGACATAAGAACCTTTTGTAGGCTCTTTACCTTTTATCTTCCGTAAAATCCTACGAATTTCTGTGCCATTGGCAGCATCTACTAATTCTTCCCAATCATCATCATTGATATGGTATCTATCATCTTCTACTACTGCTACGATAGCAATTTGTTCAGAAAGGGGTCTATTTTTTATTTCCTCTAGTAACGTGCCACGTTCATAATGTTCCCACAAATTTATGTACCTTTCGATTGTGAGAGGATTTGCTAATCCATGTAATTGCAAAGACGTTATATAGTCAAAGAAGTTATCTCCCCTTATCTCATCTTGGTTTGTGTCTTTCCACCAAGAACTGTACCCATATAAAACCTTGCACGAAAGGAAAACAGAAAATTGACCTAGCCCGTTCAAAGTCACTAACGCATTATTTACCCCTTCCACATTTCCAGTTTCCTTCAATTCTCGAATGACATCATCAGCAGCAGACTCAAAATCTTTTCGTGTAATGGTCTTTCCATCAATAAGTACTCTAGCGGTCATCATTTCTGTCATAAAACATCCTCTTCAATCAATTTCTTCACAAAGTTCTCTATTGAAAATCTGATCTCTCCCATTCCTCTACTCATGGCAGTGGTAGGGTCTACACTAGCAAAGACAATAGGTGCAGAAAGTTTATTACTTTCTACTTGTAATCCGCTAATCTCGGATACATTATACCCCGTAAAGAATTTCACTACATCTGCTCCAGCTAAAAGAATAGCTTTCTTTCCTCTAGTTTCAGCAAAGAGAGATTTCTTCATTTCCTGGAAACACTCTTCTTTCTTATTAGGAACATGCTGCCACAGATTAGCTATTCTTACTTGACTGAAATCTACTCCTAATCTGAACATTTCATCTTGCAGGATGGATTTAGGAGTAGAGTGAGGCTTAAATCTTGGACGTTTATAGTCTGAATACTCTGTCTTATAAGGTTCATCTCTTATAATGAGGATCTTAGATTCTCTATAACCAGAAGGGAGAACGAGAGTTTTGTTACAGTGTGGGCAATTCATTTATTTTTCCTTTCGTAAATCTTACCATAATTACACAATGTAATTGTTAATTCTGTATGAGAGTTACGCTTTTGCACTCCAATTTTGCCCGAACCCTATATCTGCACGAGCTTTGACACCTGGGTGCATCTTTTCAGCTACAGACACCATACATTCGTCTAGTAACGTCATGGCTCTATCTTTATCTTCTTCTGCAACTTCAATTATCATTTCATCGTGGACAAAGTTTACGATAGGAGAGTGTTCTAAGTCACCCCATTGCTTCACAAACTCCCATCCAGCCATCTTCATAGCGTCACTGGCAGACCCTTGTACAGGAGAATTGCAAGCATTGTTCCTGCTCTTGTAGTCATAAGGATTTAGCCAATACTTTCTGCCCATGATAGTTTCAACATACTCTCTACCATCTCTCATTTCATCAATCCAATCAGCTACTCCATGAAACACTTCAAAGAACTTATTGAGAAGTTTCTCACCTTCATCTTTAGGTATCTGGTTGTTATTGAATAGACCATGTTTCGTCAGACCATAAAATGCGCCCAAAACAACTGGCTTGATGGGGTGACTTCTTCTAGGGTCATCTTTAGTCAATTCCCATCCAAACATAAGACGAGCAGATTCAATGTAAATATCTTTATCGTCATTGAAAATATCTATCATAGTCTGATCTTGTGCTAGATATGCACCACCTCTAGGTTCTTGAGATGACCAATCTCCTACTACTAACACGTTTCCTTCTCCTGCTATAAAGCACTCTCTATATCTAGGGTCAGTGTATTTATTAGGTACGTTTTGTAGATTAGGTTTTGAGCATCCGAAGCGACCAGTTGCAGCTCGAAGAGGATTGAAGTCTGCGTAAATCCTGTTATCTGGCTCTACAGAATTCTCCATAAATCCTCTACCATAAGTAGTTGTCTTAGATTTCAGAGATGATAGTTCAATCAGGTCTAAAATAGTTTCATTAGGGTCTTCCATACCTTCTAATGTCTTTATTGCTGTAGAGTAGTTTCCCTTGGCGGTTTTAGGAAGTTCAATGCCCTGAGAAGCTAATAATTCCCCTACTTGTTTTGCTGACCGTAGATTTATATCATATTTAGATTGCAGAGAAGTTTTCTTTTCCATGTTCTCATCTGCAATTTCATACCACAAATTTTTATTGGCTTTGAAACCTTTCATGGACATAACGGTATTTAGAGCAGGAAGGTCTACTTCTGCCCATAGTTTTAGAGCATTAGGGTCATTCTTTAGAACGTCACGGATTTGATGTTGATAAACGTGCCACGTTGCCACAGGATCGTAGGCACTATACTGCTCCAATTCAGGAGTAAGTTTATCCGCTTTAGCAAAATCCTTCCTGTCTTCTTTAGGAAGGTGCATGTGTAATCTGCGTCTAGTAATGTCAGCTAAAGTAAAGCTGGAATAGAGACCAGACCACATGATGCGGTCTAGTGTGATTACATCCCAAAGTTTATTTATTCTAACTGGAATATGAGCATGTCTACGAAGATGAACAAGATCAAATTTGCAATTTGCGTAAATTTGTGTAGCCTCTGATACATTGTCCATTGCTTCCTGAACATCATCAGGATTGGTTACGAAATACACATCCTCACCATTGAAGCAGAAAGTCACACACGCTAAAAATCCATTTGGTGAGCCATCAGTGAGTACAGGACGATGAAGTCTATCCTTATCCATCAAAAACCATTCTGTATCAATTGCACATTTTTCTTTGCTACTGAGTACAGGAGGGATTTCATGTATGATTTTTATGGGCAGGTCTCTAATTGATTTCATAATAATTCAGGATTCTCGTAGATATTTCCGACAACTTCAAGGCTATGTCCATATACTCTGAGATAGTCGCCAGATGCAGGTAAAGCAAACCTTGAATCTGTATTCTTTACTGTAAATACACCTTTATGGAAAACGATCTCTTTGATATATTGTTCATCTTGAACCAAATCCCCTTCGCAAATACCAACGCCATTCATGTCTTGATAATCAGTGAACTGCATAATCTCACAATCATCAGGGTCAATCTGCTTTCTGTTATCCCCCATCATTCTGTATTTTCTTGTTTCTCCAATGGGCAACATTCCAATCCATCCAGACCCTTGCTGCGAAGTATTCCCCCACATCAAATCAAACCAGTACATCTTAGGCTCTTTGCAATAAGTTCCTTTATGATACCAAGCTCGAAACTTTAGCTCTCTCATCTTTTCTCCTTCGTTATTGGCAACCAAAACCCAAATCTTCCTTCTCTTGGTTTATCTTCATCAGGTTCATTGAAATACATGGGGAAGAATTCACCAGAGAGACCTTTATCAGCAAACCAAAGTTTAGCTTGCTCAGTAGTTCCAGCAATGGAATAATGAACTTCTACCCATTGGGTATATCCTCGCGATAAGAATTCTCTAACTAACATCGTTCTGTCCTTTACTCTCCAACATTATACTTTACATAATGTAAATGAAGATTAATTTCAGGTTAGAGTAACACTTTACCACAATGACAGACACTAAACATGGTGTCTGGGTATTCACATGTACAAACACTTCTCCCTTCCCAGACATCTTCATTTAATCTTGCCAATGTTCCTACTATTACCTCATGTCCTATAACAGCCCCGTTTCTATATTCCAATATTACAGGAACATCGTTCCAGATAAGAAAGAAACCAGAAATAATTCCATTTCCATTTGCCCGTTCGCCAGAGAACATGAACCTTTGCAGATTTTTCATCGTTTTGCCCTACTACTAGAATTACTTCCCTCTGCTTTGTACAATCCTTCTTTATAGAGTTGAGGAACAATCTCACCATTTTTTGTTATGCCATGAGCAGAACTTTCCCATAATCGTCTCCCTTCTGGTGAAGATACATGCTTATCTAAAATAACTGCTCCAATATTCTCACTGTCACGGGAGAAATAATTTATCATGTAATAAGAATCTTCAACTACAGGAAAGATTTTATTTTCAATCCTAGCATTAGTGCCTAGATATTGAAGTGCTATCATCATTTCTGCTGCGTTTTCTGCCGCTCCCGACCATTCAATATCGTAACGGCCTATAAATTGCTCTTGAGAATTGAATTTAGATGCTCTATTAGGCTGTGCTACTGCTACTACTGGAATTTCTAACATTCTACCCATTCTCTTTACATCACTCCAGGCTTCATCCATCTTTGATGCAGACTTTTCTCCCATTACAGCATCAGCAATGCCATCAATAACCACCAGGTCTGTGGGTTCTGTGGAGGTAATCGCTATAACTTCTTTCATATTAGATGCTCTACTGGTCACAAGTAAACGATCTGAAACTTCTTTAAGTGATGGGTACATATCAAATGAACGCTTTAGATACCGCTTATATGCCATTTCTAACGAAAACACTGTAGCACGTTTTTCAGGATAATAATGCAGGAACTCATTAATAAGTTTTGAAATCCAAAAAGATTTACCAGTTTTAGTGGTAGCATAAACTACAAGAGGGCCACTGGCAGGTATTCCACCAAATGTTTCATCTATTTCTTTCCATCCACATTTCTGCAATGCTACAACATCTGTCAAATCTACTTCTGATGCCACATGCAGACCTATTTCCTCGGTCACGGACATCATCTTCAAGTCACTAACAATAGAAAGAACTTCTACATCTTCCCCTTTCTGTAGTTTATCTCCTGTTTTAGTGAGTTTAGCCCCTGTTTCCCACATAATACGCATCTTTTCCAGGTCTCTCGCCCAGTTTACACTGGTTGCTGTACCATTTAGACTACGAGCGGCGTTCATAGCAATTTCCCACTCGTTAGATTGGAACTTGAGGTGGAGGTCTTCAACTTCCCATTCAGGATTTTCGTGCATGTACGCCACTGGCGTATCAAATGGAGGATAGAGATTCTTTGGAAGAACTGAGTGATGCTTGATTTTCTTTAAGGCTATAAGTCCGAAAACTATTTGGCTTTGATCGTACCAGTTCATAATGTATCCTTTGTCGCTCTTTCCCATCTACCACTATTTACCCACAACATAGATGCTTTCCGCAAGGCTTTTATGGGGGTTTCTGCGTCTTCCCAAAAATTACCCCCCCTATTTACATGCGCTCTATATAAATGCCCACGTTTATATAGACTAGGTTCACATCCTTCCGTTATTAGATAATGTCTAAGTTGTTCATAGCTCATAGTTTCAATAGTATCACTCATCTTTACTCCATTCGCCTTCATAAAGACGCTTCCATTCATTAGGAGATGTACTCCGTCTCAACTCATCCATATCTTTTATCTTGAAAGGATAGTTCACTCTCAATACTGAACCTCGCCATCCCAAATTTGAAGCCAACTTGTAAGCATCTTTTTCTTCGTTTCTATCGGGGACAATTACAAACTCTTTTCCTGGAAATTCATCGAACAGGGAAGGATTTATGGACTTACCAGTGATCCCAGTTAAACAAGGCAATCCTAGAATGTCAAAAGCTGTGAGATCGAAAATCCCAAAGACTACATAGACTTTCTGACTTCTCATCACTAAGTCCCAATCTAAACAATACAGTGGACGAATTTCATTCTCTGAAATACTAGCTACCGCATATTTCACATTTTGCTGTTTGATAGACCTACACACTATGTCAATCACATTATGTTCTTTATCAAATACAGGAATAACAGCAAATCCATCCATAAGACCGTAATGGGCTTTCTTTATATACCCTTCTAATCCACGATTTTTGAAATAAGTGGCTTTAATCTTTAGAAGATTTTTATGTGCTGCATCAGCGATCCCCTGCAAATCTCCATATCTCTTTTCCCACTGTCTCCATCTAGGAAGTGTTCTGTATTCTACTATCGTGGGACGATATGATGTTGGCAGGGAAGAAGATTTACTCTTTATGTACTCAAGGGAATATGAGCGATTACAAGAAGCGCACCAACAACCATCTACATAAACCATAAGAGCTTGTTTAGCATGAGATTCTATCGGGCAGTAGCAAGCAAAGTAGCGGGAATTATCGAGCCAATATGCTCCATCTAACAAATCAAATAACTCTCTTTGTAGTGTTGGGTTTTCTTTAGCCATTTTATGTAAAATAAAGAGGATGGGTTAGCATCCTCTTTTGTAAAGTTTACTTACAACGATTTACCATTCTTCTGGTAATTCGTCTTCTGGATGAATGTCAGTTACAGTGTGGTCTTCTTTCTCTACATCAGGCTCAGGAGCAGGTTCAGGAACATCAATTACTTCCAAATCGTCAATCCAACCATTTACACCTGTGACTAGGAAAGTTTTATCCGCTGCCAAAATGCGACCATAGAGAGTAGGAATGATGTTTCCATCTTCTTCCCATACAATCGGAGTGTCCAACACTCCCAACATCTTATCGTAGAAATTTACTATTTGATGGACACGAGTTGCTTGGGGAAGATTGTAGACATATTCCGAGAAATCGTAGACAGCTTCTCCGTTCTCATCTGCCGTAAAGCGATAATGTACATTATAAGGAACTCGTACACCTTTGTAATCACCTTCCTGGAATTCAAACATCCAGTTTACCATGTGAACTTCTTCGTCTTCTTTGTAAGTAGATTTCTTTGAATAGAATTTAGGTGTACCTTCTGGCTTATTGCCTTCACGAGTACAATCTACAATCTTCATCTTTTCATCTACCCACATAAGTGGGCGAATATCAGAGACTTTTTCTACTTTGCTAGTAGCTTCTCCATCAGCACCAGCTTCAAGAACAATAACTACAAAGTATTTAGTCCCAATCTCAACCTTCTCTGGATATTCAGGAAGCAAGGAATCTGGAAATTTATAGCTCTTAGGTTCATCACCTTGTTTCTTTGGAGCAAAGATAACTTTCCATGTTCCATTACGTTCTTCAAAACGAGCCTTACCGCTAACCCATTTTCCCCCACCACCATTACCTTTTGAATATTTCATTATTCTTTCTCCTTTTCTACTTCTGAACCAAATAAGTCTAAATGTTCTTGTAATGACACATCTTTTATATCAATCTTTTTTCCTGCTACATGATAATTTATAAGAAATGCCCCTTTTACTATAATATCGTGAGGCTTACCTCGCACACTTACTACATGGAACATGTAAGTGTCATCCGACATCCAGCTATCTCTTTCCACTGGACGAGGGTGTAGTAAATAATACCACTCCGCAAACCCTTCATAGAATGTGCCAGGAATAGTTACTGTCCCATAAACTTCCACTTCCACGTATTTATCTTCCATATAATTCTCCTATAAAATAATTCCTAGTGATGGGCAGGTCGCTAATCCTGCGTGAACCCGCTATTAGGCATACTTTCGTATTTTCTGTGCATTGTGCTTATTCTTACGCCTTTGGGTAGTTACTCAACCGACTTACCATGCACAATGTCAATATCAGTCTTTCACAACTCTCTTGGCTGTGTGTCTCCAAGTCGCCTAGACGTTACCGACTAGCTTTCCACACCGCCATCACTAACTATATAATAACATTAAATCTATTATAGAAGATTAATATTGGATTAGAGAATTTCCCAATGCGGGGGATCACTTGGACAAGGTACAGAAAAATCACTTCCCTGTAAGATAATAGTAAACATTGGCTCGAATCCTTTACACCATACAGGGGGGATTGGGAAGTTCACCTTGCTCAACTGCTTCACACGATTATATTGCCTAAAGCGAGGCTGGAAATTCTTGGGGTTTTTACATAGTGTATATTCTCTATGTTTGCATCTGTTACAGTTCATTTTATTCTCCTTTAGTAGATTGAAAATCTATCGCCATCTTCTCCGCTACGATACCAGCTGGTGTCTTTCTCCAATGCCATATCATAGATATAAGCATCTACATCAAACCAATCCAAATTTTCACAGCACCAGACAACATAGGAAGGGTCACGATCTAAAAGTTCACGGATAGTAGGCTGTTCATCTTTATACTTACCAAAATTGAATACCCAATCTAATCCAGTAGGGGCTTTTATCTCACCATTTTTAAATTTCATTCTTGTTTATCTCCTTTCTCCATATATTCAAGAAGGTCTTTTGAAATTTCTAAGCCATACTTTTTTCTTATTTCGTAATCTTCTTCTGGACAAGTTGGTTGCATGTGTCCATTATCACATTCAATATCATCTGCTGGAACGTGAGCATCACAAATTACACATTCATAACAAAGAGGAAGTCCCATCTGTGCAAATTCAGGGTCATTACATATATAACAAAACTTATTGTGGGTAGTAGGAATTGTTTCTATTCCGTCAACTAACATCCAATAAGCGGGGTCATCTGGTTTCATTTTCATGCTCATTTCAGAAATTCTCCTAAAAATTCTAAATGCGCATCTGCTTTATCTGTCAACTCTGCTAGACGTTTACAAGTCTTTCCACAAACTTGTAATTCTTGTAAATCTTTATTGAAAGGATGTCGTAAAAATAAAGCGGTACATACTCGACATTTACAAAGTCTAATCAGTTTCATTTTCAAACTCCTAATTGTTTCAAGATTGATTCTTCTTTAGTAATCGCTCCCATTGCTTCTAATGCTTTGTAAACAGGAAGCCACGTAACACCTGGAGCGAATGTTTGTATGCTACGAGAGCCATTAGTCCGTGTAACCGTTCCTAGACGCTTGTAGGGGCGTAGGGAGAAGATTACACATGACTTCTTATCATCTGATACAAGGAATTCGTATTTTTTATTCATCTATTTCAGCTTCTAAATACTCGTCAATATCTTCGTCATATTTGCTATACCATTCGCACCATTCACCAGATTCAACAACTTCTAAACCAGACGCATTAGAGTAATCAGGTTTTATATTGTTCTCATACTGGAATAGGTCATATTGTGCTAAGGTATTCAGCAACTTTCCAGCTTCTTCTGGAGAAGAAACAGGAACATAAAAAGCATCTCCAGGAATTTGTGGGATATGCCACACTCTCAAATCACCTTCTTTCATTCTATTTCTCCTTCTACTAAACTATTTTTACTACTCATCAGGAGGTGAAATCCCCCATCTTCTTTGAAGTAGTGAAACATTCCATCCTTCTGCATCTCTACGATGTCTCTAGGAAGGTCTCTTTGTGTTGTGTCTACTTCTTCTAGGTCAAAAGGAAGATAGACAGGAAGTTTATAGTCTGCCCAGGTTTTTAGGGCTGTAAGAGTGGGGAAGTTCATTCTTCTAGCTCCTTTGAAAGATGGTCTGGAGGATACACTTTCTCGTTTTCATCATCAATCACAAACAATACAGGAGATTTCGCCATGTCATCCCATTTCTTCCCTAAGTCACAATTACTCATAAATTGCATTTCCTTCTTAGATAAGAATTTCGTGATTCTTCCTTTTTCAACTGCATCAAAGATTTTAGACGGAATGTTGGTAATAATTGAACCAATTTTTGCTCCTACAATTTCTCGCATTTTATTTCTCCTTTTTCATTACATTTTACAGGACATTTTACAAGAACCATTACGGTTTTTCTAACCTTTTATTTTTGGTCTCAGTAGTGATGGATTATCTTTTTTCGTATCTGCTTCCTGAACGTATGGTATAGAAACAGGATGATAATGGTCTCCATCGAAGATGATAGCCTTGCCTCGTGGCAATGAGAGCATAGTAGAACCTCTCTCTAATCCGCTGTACGTTTGTACGGTATCTGCTACATAAGAGCGATTGATACATTGAGCGATTGTAATCTCGTGCAAAATCATAGCTGTAAGTTTTGCAGCTAGAAATTTCTTGAACGTGTTAGGAGGGCTAATCAAAGTAACATGACAATTATTATGCGCTAATAGTTGAAACATTTCTTGAATTTTCTTTTTCTTCGTTCTGTTTTCAATGTCCAGCAATAAATTGGCTTCGTCTAAAAAGATTATAGCGTTACGCAACTTCTCTAATTCAGACACCTGATAAATTGCAATCGCTCCCTTTATCTTTTTTCTCAATCCAAAAGTGTAAAGGTTCATATCATATCTTTCTAAAAGTTGATCTATGATGAAGTATGCAGTGTTGCTTTTGGATGTTCCTATATCACCAATGATGCCGATTACACGGGGTTCAGTGTAAAGTTCCAAGAGACGTTCACGGTTTTTCACTTCCAAATCTTTCACTTCTTCAAAGATGGTTTTTTCTGATAGTTTCATCTTTCTTCTCCTTTAATTCTTATCCATTTTACATCATGTAGATAATCCTAAGATTAATTTAGGATAAGAATATATTTCTTAGTATTGATCTTCTTTATCTCTAACGGGCTGTAACATCTAAAATCACACATGTTGCATACTCTCATTACAGGAGCGAGAGTACAAGCGAAACAGTTAGCGAGTTTTTCGTTAGGGGTAAACATTATGTTTATCCAAACCAGCTTCCATAGATGCCGATAAGAATCAGCACGATTACAAATACAATTCCGATAGTGGTCATTTTTTCTCCTAAATATTAATGTGCTTTACATAGTCATTCACCCAAAAGAATCCAGAGAATCCCGCTTCTTTTAGTTGATTTTCTAGTGCTAAAATATTTTCCGTCTCAAGTTCAATTTGACTAGCAAATTCTGGATAGCTATCCCAATAATTCGGATAATTAAAGATTATGCAGACATCATCCCAAGAATCTAATTCGTGAAAACATCCATTTTCAATTAATTCATCTTCCATCTCGTTCAGAATCTCTTTTATTTTCTCATTCATTATCTGTTCTCCTTTTTAGTTGCTTCTGCCATTCATTAACTGGAAAAGCAATATAACGTAAAATACAAGTGGGTGTTAAACATTGAAGCATATCTTTTTGATGTGATCGTCCATGCCCTATTGTATAAAGTTTAAAGTTTTTATTTCTACAAAAAGGACAAGGATTTATTTTCTTATTCATTTCAATTGCCTAAATATTTACAGTGGATTTAAAATCTGGAGGAATAGATAAATCAATAACAGAAATTCTCAATCTATCATAGCCATTTTCTTCTGCCCATTCTGAATAAGCAGAAATTAGTTTGTCTCTATTTACATAACCTTTTTGGTGATGCAAAATCTCCTCCATGTAATCGGGGCTTTCTTTTTTACATCCATAAAGCAAAGTTTCTTTATTGTGAATTTTACCGTCCATCATTTTCTCCTTTTTATCTACACAGTAATTTTACACTATGTAGATTAATCCTGGATGAGTAGAACAGGGATTTTTATTAGAAAATTTTAATCTTCATGTTTCAAATTCAATTCACAGTCAAGCAAGAAATTATCTAAATCCTCACTATAACCAGACAGTTTTTGCTTTGCAATACGAAAAGCATTAGGATTAATGTCGCTAAAGTCTCCATCAAGCATAGTTTGTATTTGGTCTTGTATTGACCATCCCAAATTGGAAAATTGTCTACCGAATTCTAAAAGGTCTTCTGCGTTCATGTGTTATTCCTTTTCTACTGTATAATCTTTCGCTAATTGTACGGATTTACTAACTAGATACTGAGAAAATCTCTCCTGTGATGCCTTATAAAAATCCGCATGAGTGACAGGAGGAGACTTCTTTTTATAATCATTCATAATCTTATACATCCTTTTGACGATCTAAAATTTCTTTGATGTTTGGAAATTCTTTTTTATCAATTCCCTTAATAGTTGTTTTGGAGTTCTTAGTGCTGATAATCATACTCATGGTTTCATCATCCTGTGCAATGGTAAAATCTTCTCCTTCATTGGATAACAGAATGATGGTATCAACAAAAACATCACGAGGTACACATATATTACAATTTCCCTTTACCCCTTCTATGATTCCGTGTTTTACTTTCTCTAAATCTGTCATAACAAAGCAAAGAAAGCCATTTTTTACAATGATGTATACATGAGACAGGATAGGAAAGGATTTATTAAATTTTGGAAGTTTAGCGAGGGCTTTAAAATTGCTCTTTTTATTTGGTTTATATTTTAATTCGTTACGCTCACAAGCAGGATGAAAGCCGTTTAGCGTGACGGTTTTTGCTTTTGATGGTTTACCGCAAATATAGCAATGGCTATAAGTGGTAAAATCTAACCCGTCAGAATCATAATTTCTTTTTGCTTGTTTTTCTGCCCATTTATTATAAAACATTATTTTCTCCCGATTGCGTTTAGTTTGTCTCTTCGTGTGATAAAATGGCTATACAAGAATTTCTTTTTCACTACCAGATTATATCCAATACTTTTTAGTTCATCATAGATGGGTTTAATTTCTTCTTTTGTGGATGGTCTGGTTTTACTTGTAATATGAGTATATGCACTCCCATGCTGTCCAATGTGCATGTAGGAATTACAAGTATTTAAATCATTAGTACCTAGTTCCTCAGGAAAGAAAGCAATTACCTCATCAATATCTTTAAATGTCCTAAAAATTACTTTTGTTTTTTCTGTGTACATCTTTTCTCCTTTTTACGTAAATATTTAAAATGTCACTATACAGAAAATCTCCTCCCTGATAATTTCTGTATAGTAAGATTTTACTTATTTATAATTTTATATTCTCTTTTTCAAATAATGAGAGAATATATCCTGAGCAAAACATCCAGTAATTATTTAATGCGTTATCTTCTTTTTGTTCTGTATCTAACGTATAACCCCAACTTCGTAACAGTTCTAATATCTCCCAATTAGCAAAAGGAATATCACACCAACTAGGTAAACCTTGCAAATGATCCGCAATTAGGGATTGCATATTAAATTTATGTCGGATTAAGTTATGCTGATAAATTGCTTCTTTTCTGATATTTTCTGCAATAGATTCCAGCAATGCTTTTTTGCCAATATCCTCTGCCCTCTCTTCATCATAAGTAGATAAATTATCTAACATCCATTGTAGTTTTTCTTTTTTTGTAGCATTCATTTTAAAATCTCCTTTTTATATTACTGATAGAATCAATCCAAACACAATAAACGTATAGCCTACGGATAGGCTCAACCAGAGAATAAGATTCTCTTTTTTACACTGTGTATTTTTACTTTTTACCATGTATATATTTCTCCTTCGTTTATATGTTTTTGATTGTAATATAGAATCCTGGAATTAAGATTAATTCTGTATGAGAGATTATTAAAATAAATCCATCATATTATCACCACCAAAAACGATTAATCTTTTACAATCATTACAATGCTGATTATAAGGTAAGACATTAATCAGGAATAACTCGGCATGATTATATCCATCTTTTTTGTTAAGATGTTTTCCATCATAGCAATCAGGACATATCACCTTACCCTTTACCAGTTTGCCAACAAAAGAAAGTTTATCATCTTTATAGGTGAAGGCTTTAATATCGCTCATCTTTTTTCTCCTTTTTACATTATGTAAAATATAATTAATATGTCAATGCAATCATACTTTTTTATACCCCCTCGTATAATTGCATTAAGATTCTAATTATTTATTCAGTCCCGCCATAATGTCACCCTTTATAAAATCCCATCCATCAGAGCCAATTCTATTTTGCGCTCTATCCATCACAAAACCAAATAATCCATTAATAGTCATTGCCTGTTTATGTGCTTCTTTGAAAAGTTCTTTATAATTATCTCCTTCCAACCACCAAGCGGTGACGCCTCCTGAATAGTCGTGAATGGCATCTACTAAATGAATAGGGTTGTTTTCATCTCCCCATTCTGAAAAACAAACACAGCTCATTGCCCCGTTTAAGTCTTCAAATTCAGTTGGTGCTACAATGTCCAAAGAAAGATGATACTTACTGCTTATTTCTTCTAATCCTTCTGTATTCACGAAATTTAATACTAGGTAATAATCAAAATCACCATTATTAAATTTCTTACTGATAAACTTCCCCCCGTATTCTTGCCAATTAATATCCCCTGTAAATTGCTTAAATTGAATACTCATTACCTTTCTCCTTTTTATTTGATTAATTAAAATGTCAATATGATGGTATCTTTTTATAATCCTCCTGATACCATCACATTAAGATTCTAACTAAAGGTGAGTAGAAATTAATCTTTTCAGCGTACTAATATTTTTATATCCTCGCTTGAAAGCGAAAATAAAATAATACTCGCCTACTTTATAAATACTCTGATATTTATGGGTTACGCCACTGTATAATTCCATAATTCCCATTTTACCAACGTCTACAGTGTGTCGTCTAAAATATCCATTCCATTCTTTACCTTTTAGTACTGTTTTATCATCCATCTTTATTACTCCTTATCTACACTAAATTCTCACAAAATAAACGTAGTTTATGTGCAAACTCATTAGCAAAACACGGGAAATTATACACATAATCCCCATCCTCTTCTTCTGCGTTTTCTGCAATTTCCCATGCTATATATTCAGGAATTAGAAAAGTAATATCACTTTCAGAATCCCATGCGCATGATGTTTTATGTTCTGATATATAATCACACTTGCAAAGCAGATCAAAAAGATCGTCACCATTGGAGTATCTATACCCAACCCAGTCTATAGCTTGACGTTCTTGTTTTGACAGTGTTAATTTATAAGCTGGTATAGGATTTTCAAGCATAGAGTCAATCTCTTGGCAGCGTTTGCAAGTACAATCTAATTCTTTTTTCTCATCCATCTTGACAAGCTCCTTTTTCTTTCTAATATAGCATTAATTTTATTGAAAGTGAGTACTAACATTTAATACTCACTCATAATAGAATTAATCTTCTTCAATCTGCTTAACTGAATTATAGCCCGTTCTAGCATACAACACTTTCAAGAGAGATTCTACACTGTAACCAATAATATTAGTGACAAGTGACAATTCCTCACGTGTAGCGATCTCACGGTCAATCAGATAATCCCACAATTCTAATGTATCCATTTTACTTACTCCTTTTTAGTCTAATAATTAATATGTCATTGCTATAATATCCCTCTTGATACCATAGCAATAAGATGTTAATTATAATAGTCGTCCATCTCTTCATTGTAATCTTCGTCCGTCCATTGGATCCCCAATTCTAAGGGCATGTCATCCGCATAGACAGTACTGCAAGCGATACAAGGGGATTGTGTATACTCCCCACACAATAAGCACGTGCCCATTGCGCAATCGCTCTGTGCGCTTCTCTGTGTCATTAGATACTCCCTAGTACTGCTATCATAGGAAGTACAATGGCATTATATACACTATGTAAAATCACTGCCAAGACAGTCACTATAACAGCGTACAATATGCTAATCTGGCCGCTCTCTGAATTACATCCGCAACAAGGACGATCTTCACACGTGCAAGTGTAATCATAGTCCGATTGTACGGGGGGGTCGTACGGGCTAGGGTAATCCCCATCAATACAATCGTCTTCTATGGTATCTTCTGGTTTATGCTCATGATCACAATCAAAGCAATAAACAAGATCTTCATTACCATAACCTAATTCTACATTATCACTGAAACAGTACGGACACATAATAAACTCCTCTGATAGTAAGGACAGCAAGCGCCGTCCCCTGTCAATATGATAGCATTAAACCCGCTGCTACTATGAGTAGAGCATAAGAGAATTATGAGAAATAATTAATGTGCATGTACTATATATCACAAATGAATGTGGAGTAATATGGTCAGAATTGTGGGAAAGATGAAAGGCAGGAAAACACAAGCACCATCCCATAAAACCATTTTCTAATCTCCCCCAAATCATTCCCCCTTGACAACTAGACAGTCTATCTATCCCCCTATGTGTAACTTATCTAACTAAAGCAATAACACCAAATGAGAATACTGCCGCTTCTATTTCAGCGACCGCACTCTCCGCATGGTAAGTGATGGATGTCACGGCTGAATTATCCCTTTCAGCCTTTCTAATTTCATCCTTTTGTATCTCTCTAGTTCCAACTCATCTATTTCTAATATTATCTTCACTTGATTTAACATAATTTCAACATCAGCCATTTCTTCCACAACTTTCTCTCTATCCTTGTTTGGGTGTTCTATTACTATCTTGGATAGTTGCTGTGTAAGCTCTGCCATTTCCTCTATACACACAACCATCTGCTTGTCGTTTCCAAAATGCTCTATCGCTGTTCTTAGAAACTTCTCGTTCTCGTTCATTCTATCATCTCCTTTTGGATGTCACGGGTTTCGGGTTACTTTGGTGACTTTTCTTTTTCATCACAAATGCAATAGCCAGCACCGCAAACCAAACAGTCTTCTACGCCAACGCTGAAAGCCAAATCCGCTTCACCCGTTGGTTGGGCGGCTTCTTTTTATATAGGCATTAAGTGCGGCAATATCTTCCCTGAGAGCTGCTATTGTTGCGTAACCAGAGTAAAAATGGCTGTACGGATTTGACCTGCCCTTTTTCACTTGTTCATGGATCAGCGCAGCACAACCAAAACAAAAATAAATCTCTTCCTTTTTATGATTTCGTATATGAACATGCTCTGCGTTTACCGAATAATCATCATGGCAGACGTGGCATTCAAAACCCTCGTCTTCATCTGGTGGACTTTGGCGCATATATTCTAATGGCATTTTTCTCCTTTAACTTTGACGACAGTTAAGCCGCCCAACTAAGTGATATGCAGAATACATATCTAAATTTTATAGTAGGCCCTATGCCTATTACATTTTTCACATACGACATATTCCGTATCTGGAATTGCTACAAGATCATTAGGATGTGGAGTATGCACAGTCTCTTCCTTACACACTGGACAATAAATTAGTTTTTTGGATGGGGATTGAACCATAAGTAGTTTACACCATGTAAAATATTAAATTGATTTCTCCTATTTGATGCAGACAGACTTAGTAGCTCCTATCAGAAAGTTACTAAGTCTGTCTTGCGTACCCAACACATCAAAGGAGAAGATGTTAGATATATAATACCACTTTATTTGAGTTAAAACATTAAAAATAGATAAGAGTTTATGGAACTGTATTTAGCAGTTTTTCCAAGACAGGATATAACTTAAAACCATAAGTAATGACTCCCCCCACTCCTGTTCCCAATAAAGCGACTGCGGCTATTAGAAACTTTTCCAGGAGACGTTCTCTGCGAGACTTTCTTCGTCTTTCTTCTAAATTATCATTTTCAACATGAGTCGTTAATGCTGCTTCTATTCTATCAACGGCATCCCCTACATTGCGTAGAGTTTCTGCCATACCCTTTTCCCCATTCCCTATCACGATTTTACTAATCTTTTCTACTCGCGTTTCCAGAGCAACAAATTTATCTTTATCAATAGTCATCAAAGTCTCCTGTTTAGTTTCCACACTAAAATTATAGACTTACATTTACAAAACTTCAACTATCTAAAATGTCTTCTATCTCATTACACCAGCAAGTATCGCCACATTCGTCAAGAGAAGCGGTTAATGAATGTTTTAGAATGACTAACCGAATATCTCTATGCTTTAAAGATATCTTTATAAAGTATTCTTCTAACATTTTATTTTGCTGCTGTAATTTCTTTGTGTAAAGTTTCATCTCTACTCCTAATATAAAAATTCTTCAAATCTCGCCAGCACCATTCCTCCTAGAGTGGCGGTTTTTCTTATTGTGTCCAATTCTAACTTATTAATCTCTATTGAATGGATGGTATATGGCTCATAAAGACATAAAGATTTTTTAAGCGCATGTTTGTGGTCATCTGCCCAAACACATCCAACTCCATTATAACGCGATCCCTTATCTTCAAGAGAAAAAGTCACTATTACATAATAAAACATATTTATTCTCCTACTCATCATAATTATAGTCGTACCAAATGTGTATCCCATCGGATACAGATAAACCAACAAACACGCCAAATAAAATAAATAACACTAAACCAGAAGGGCGAAGAAAGGCTATCCACCAAAATTGGTATAACATACGAATAAATGAACTAAACACGTAGGAATGTGACCAAAAGCTCCTATGCTTCATTCTACGTCCATAGAACATCCAATAACCTACAAATATAGCCCCAAAGTCTCCTAGCCATCTCATTACGTCCCATTCTGTCACTGTAATGTTTGCCTGATCTAAATCTGGAGTAACTATCCTGCCTAACAAATATCCTAAAGGCATCCCTATGGATATGAGCAGAGAGTTGGTAAAACAATGTCTTCCTGCACACGAGTAAGGATAAATATATGAAAGTGTATATTCAAGTAAAATAAAAGAGAGCAGAGGAAGCCAGATTGTACAAATCTTTAACCTTCTTCTCCACTCTCTATTATGAATCTTTCCAGAAGGCACTACTACCCTCTTCTGCCAATTGTCTGCCTATATCGTAATTCATTCTCACGAGCCTTTTCTCTTGTAAACTTATGCGAAGGTTTATTTGTATTATATCTTTTATTATGTAACTTTTTCTTGTTCTCAGGAGGCTTATCACTAAACGCATAATCAGCAAAGGATTTACCAATTGTAGTAAACAGGTCTCCAGACCGACTCTCTCCTAGACCCCATGAAATCATCAACTCTGGAGACATATCAATTAGAAAGGCTAAAGCCCATTTCATAAAAGGAGATGCCCCTTCTGCTTGAAGACTTCCTATTCCCACAGCATTTGTATAAATGGAGTAAAAATAAGCGAGTACTCCTAAGAACACCAAAGTAGGATTCAGATCAATGAAATCTGTGGACAAAATGAATTGTAGCAATGAGGCTACGATAGCCAACAAAAAGCCCACAAAAACAACAGAATCATTTCCTATCTCAAAATCAAGACCAAATCCATCCTTGCTCCATATAATAGACTGACCTAAAAGCACAATTCCCACTACTGTCACACACAATCTAAGAAATCTATTCATTTCATCCTCTCTTTTCTAATTCTTCTATAGCATAGCCTATCAAATTATAGGCAGTTGAGCGACTAACTGGATAAGTGTTTTGTATTTCTTTTGCACTTGCAGACGTTATCCATTCTAAGGTTTCTGTATCCATCATTTCAGCATTAGATTTCCAATTACTACCATATTGTCCAAGTTGGTTATTATCTAAGACTTGGACAGATGGGTTTTGTCCAAGTTCATGTCCAAGTTGGACATCACTTGGATATACTTTTACACCATGTTTAATTTCCCATCGTCTATTTCGATCTGCCCGTTTCTCCTGCCGAATTCTTTCTTCTAATTCTTCTTTCTTACTCATTTTTGTTTCTGTTGAGACATCATGCTCTAATTTTAGTTTATAGTATCCGTTACCAATACCTGTTAAAAGAGGCAGGAAGCAAAGAAGAGTAATTACTTGAGAAAGAATAGGGTCTGTGTTTCCTGTAGCAGTTTCTAGTTTCACATTTAGACTAACTAACAAATAAACATAAATTGCCACTACCGCTCCAAATAATCCGACAATAAAAAATGTCTTCCAGTTTTTACTTTTAATCCAATCTACGACAGCTTCTACGAACATGGATGTAAACCATAAACCCATGCCTTCCAAACCAAAAACAAAAGTAAAAGCTATTCCAGGAGGGAAGTTTAGAAATGCTGCTGTACTGTCCATTGTAAGCCATGCTACAGGAATAGGAGTGGTATAAGGCAATACCGCTGAAAGAAAACGATAAGCTGCGGGATTGAAAACATCAAATACATCCCCTATCCAATTAAAAATATTTGCTAACCAATTAGTTTTCATAATGTGTCCACTATAAAAGTTTGTTGTCCATTTTCAATTTTCATTTCTATATCTACAAGAACATCTATTCCTGTAACATTATCTGCTACCAAAAAAGTATATATGTTAGATGCATACACAAAAGAAACTGTATGTTCTCTCATTACTCCAAAATAATGCCCTTCTGGAATAATTACACCTGTCTTGTTTAGAATACTAGCACTAAAAATTTTCATCTCTACTCCTATTTATTAATATCTCCCCAACAACCAACACAAATTCCGTCACAGAGAGATGTTGATTGCGGGGGAGATACTAATAAGGTTCTCTGTGACATAAACCCATTCTATCATATATTCTTGACACTTTTATTAAAATAACATGAGAATTTTGTTGTATTTGTTAGTATTACATTAATAAATATACTAAATTCCTTGTAGATTCTATAATAAGTATGTTATTAATAGATTAACTTAATTTTAACTAATAAATAACCCCTTAAAACTCTAATCTTATATTAATGTTTATATCTTGACACTGTGATATAGTATATTTAATTAAAGGAGAAAAAATGATAATTTTAATTTTGAAATCTTTAACATTAATTAGTTCTATATTCTTTGGTACTGAAGTTATTGGAAATGCTATTCAAGGAAATGGTGTTGGGTGGGAACTTATTGGCATTTTTTCTGTCGCTATAGGAATATTTTATTTTTTATCTAATTTAGTTTAAGGGTACATAATGGCATTTCCAAAAATGATAAAAAGAAAAGAAATGGAAGGGGAAGCTCTCTTTCGTCAGTACTATGTAAGAATGGGTACTGGTGGAAGTTACAGAAAAGTGGCTGCTTGGTATGAGAGAGAATTTGGAAAGAATCCTTATACTGGAAGACCTTATACACATGAGGCTTGTGTTCAAGCTATGTGGAGATGGGGATTAGAGAATTTAGAAGAAGCGAAAAGAATTTACATGATGTATGTTGTTCAGTTTGAAACGGACGATAGTGAAACTTTTGATTTGGAAGTGATTTGGAAATATAACGTTCAAAGACGACTTCTTTCTTGTTACAAAGAAGGGACTAGGAAGTATAGAGAATTTTATCGAGATAATCCTGAATATTTGGTGGACTAAATGCAAAAAGAACCTAGTGATAGCTTAGAGTTTATCTTATGGTTATTTAATAGTCGGTGCATTGGTCTAAAAAAAGGCACTTGTTGGAATTTAGGTACAGAAAGAAGTCACATTATTCCTAAATCTCGTGGTAAGATTGCGAAGGATTGGAAGAATATCGGATTACATTGTTCTGAGTGTCATTCTGAATATCATAGAATGGGAGCATCGGAAGAAAATGTGAAAATGCTTCAAGAACGTAGAAAAAAGTATCTTGTTATGTTTGGTAGGGAAGATTATATTTAGTGGGAATTGTAAAATAAATCATAGGAGTTCAAATTGAATGAAGAAATCTTTAATGATTGTCTTAAACGCTGGAACAGAAGTGACGGACAACCTTTCTGGCAAGAATTAGCAGATAAGCATGGTCATTCAAAAAGGCAAATTAGATACCTTTTTACAAAAGAACGCAAGAAAAGGGGAATTCTAGTAAAAAATCAGCCTATGTCATCTAGAATGATAAATAACAAACACGTTGATGGTACATATTCATCTGATAGGCTTATTGAAATTTTTGAAGGGGATGTGAATGATGATTGTGCATTAATGAAAGCGCATAATTACGACCCCGATAAATGGGTAATAATTGAAAGTACTGGTGGAATGTGGCACGCTCTAAGAATGGAAGATAAAGGTAGAGTGATTCAGTTCCAAAGCAAGATTAGGGTGAAACCGCTTACAGTTCAGGAAATCTCGATTGATGCTATAAAAGAGTATTATAAAAACAAAAAATTTGAAAATGTTGTAAAATTCCCTTCTCTGTTATCTAGTAATAGAAGAGTTTTAGAGATGTGTCCTTCTGACGCTCATATAGGTTCTCGTTTCTTTAATGAAAATCATAGTGATTTAGAGCAAATATTTCCTAGAATGATGGCTGATGTATTTGCTCGTATTGAAAGAGATGCTTTGGGGTTCAGTAAGATTATATTTGCTCCTCTAGGAGACATGTTTCATTTCTCTAACAGAAAGCAGCAGACTGAAAGACATCAGCAAGTAGTTGATGGGAATGGGATGAATCCTTTAGAGATGTTTGATGTAGCATCACAGATGTTTATTGCTACGATAGATAAACTTCTTACATATGCTCCAGTTGAATTCGTTTATATTCCTGGAAACCATGATGGGCTTTCTATGTATCATTTAGCTTGTAGAATGGCTTCTCATTATAGAGATGTAGATACATTTAGTACAGATTTAGGACATGCTAATCGTAAGTGGAAACTGATTGGGGAAAATCTTATTGGGTTAGAGCATGGTGAGATGTCCAAGAAAAATAGAGTTCATTGGTTGGCAGTTGAAGCCTGCGAAGAATGGGGGAAATCAAAATATAGGGAAACTCATAGTGGTCATTTGCACCACGAGGAAGTTCTTGAAGTTGGTGGTGTAAAAACTCGCAGACTTCCTGGTATTGCTCCTACTGATTATTGGCATCATGAATCTGGATATACTGGAGCAATTAGAGCAACTATGAGTTTTGTTTGGGAAGAAGAAAGACTTGGATGGCAAGAAATGTGGCAATCTACTGGGAAATGATTTCTTCTTTACAAATAAGATAAACCTTCGTACAATTATCTTATGAGTAACCCAAAGAAAAAAATATATAAAAACTATTCAAAGACATATAAACAGAATTGCTTCAATACTTGGTATTCAATGGGGAGAATTGGAATTGATAAGCTAAGAGCAAAAATGGATGAAGATGAACATGGCAGAAAGCCATCTATTCCAATTCTAATAAATTGGAGACATGAAAATAGTTGGGATGTTCATGCTGATGAGTTAGATGCTAAAGCAGAAGCTATAGTAGATGACGAATTAGTAAATCATAGAGTTTTGATGCTAAAACAAATGGCATCAAAAGGTAAAGAGTTACAGAAGATGGGGATAGAATGGCTTAGAGATAATAAGTTTGACACTTCGTCTTCTGCTGTTAGCGCAATTTTCAAGGGGGCAGAATTAGAAAGAATCTCCAGAGGTATTTCTGAAAGATTAGTAAAAATGTTGAAAATGTCAGACGAAAATCTGATGTTGGAAGCACAAAAACTCTTGGAGAGAGCTTCTGATGCAGGGGAAATAATTGACGTTGATGTTGTAGAAGTTGAAGAAGGGGTAGAAGATGCGTAAAAATTTTACACGGGATGATAAACGTTCTCTTTTATTAGTTTTAGAAGAACTAAGGTCAAGAGGTGTAGAGTTTCCGAAAGAATCTGCTGGGATTTTAAAAAAGAAGAGCCTTGTCTGGCCTGTAGACGAAAATGGGTATTTTATAAAGAAGGATGGGACTTTATATAATGCTACAGAAGCACAAGCAGGATTCATATCTAGTTTAAGTAGATTTTCGTTATTTTATGGAGGGAGAGGTTCTGGAAAAACGGGAGCGGGAGGACAGAAAGCACTAAATAAAATAAAAGCTGGAGAATCTGGAGCAGTTATAAATCCTTTATTCTCTGATTTCAAAGACTCTACTTGGAAAGAGTTCAAACAGTGGATTCCTTGGGAATTAGTTGTTCCTTCACAAAAGCCTCGTGCTAATGATGAATGGCAACCATCTCAACCCTTTACAATGGTGTTTTTGAATGGGGCTACTGTAATGTGTAAAGGGTTGAAAAATCCTGATAGTGCACGAGGCCCGAATATAAATTGGCTTTGGTATGATGAAAGTCGAAATGACCTTACAGGCATGGCTTGGAAAATGGCTATTGCTTCTGTTCGTGTTGGTAAAAACCCTCAAGCATGGACTACTACTACTCCAATGGGTATGTCCCACTGGCTTTATGAGTTCTTTATTGAAAAAGATTTGCCTGATGTCGTATTGGGAATTATGGAGAAAGAAGGAATTAGTATGGACTCCCTTATCTCTTCTTTCAAGGGGTCTATCAATGATAACAAAGAAAATCTTGATCCTGGATTTTATGTGTCTATTCTCAGCTCTTATCCTTCTGGCTGGTTGAAAGACAGAGAAGTAGATGGAGACTTTGCAGAAGAGGGAGGGAAGATTGGTGACGCTAGGTGGTTTACCGCAAATGATGATGGAGAAAATAAGATAATCAAAGAGCTACTTCCCGACCAAACTAATGTTCTTAGATATTGGGATTTAGCTGCTACTGAAAAGAAGCAAGCAAAGAATGATCCTGATGAAATGGTAGGCACTCTTATTTCTAAGCACAAAGGAAAATCAAATGATAAACCAATATTTTGTATTCAAAATCAAATTGGTGGTCATTGGGGAGATAAAAAGGCTATAGAAGTAATTGCGAATGTGGCTAGAGCAGATGGCCCTCTCATTACAGTTATGGTTGAGCAAGAGCCAGGAGCATCGGGAAAGATTACAGTTGCAGCAGTTCAGGAGTATTTCAAGCGATTTCCTGAGTTACAGGCGCATACTGTGAAGGGTTTAGATGTAAAAAAGGTCGGAGATCGTGTTTTGGCTGCGAACTTGTTGTGGTTTTCTCTAGCACAAGAGGGTAGAATGTATATGATGGAAGCTGCATGGAACAAGGAAACCCTGAAACAGATAGATGGATTTACTCAAGTTGTCCATGACGATAGAGTTACTTCAATCACAAACGGGATGTTTGAACTAAATCCGTATAAGGTTTGGAAGAAATCCGAGTTTATGACACTATAGGTGAGATATGAGAATCGGTACTGATACAAGTTTTTGGGCAGAGAATGTAGATTACACAAAGATGGTAGCTAATGGGGCAGAATTTACTATTCTTCGTGCAGGGCAGGGTTCTTGGATTGATAATTATTTTCAGAAGAACTATGACGCTTCGGAAGGCATGTTGCCTAGAAGCACTTATTGGTTTTTCGACCAAAGATACAAACCATCAAGACAAGCAGAGCTTCTTGCTGCTGTATTGAAAGATAATCCTTTAGAAGGTTATATTTGGGCTGATTATGAAAGAGATTATGACAATGCTCCTTACGCATCTTGGGTAGACTTTCACACATTTCTTAGAGAAATTGAAAGATTGATTCCTGAAATGGTTGGAAGGATTGGTGTTTATACTCGTTATTATTATTGGAATGAGAAAGTTCCTCAAGATAAGTGGAATTTATTCGAGAAATATCCTTTTTGGGAAGCTAGATATGAAGCAGATGCTCCATTTGATAAGCCTTTCAAATCTTTGCTTTGGCAGTTCTCTGAGAGAGGGGATGGTGTTGCATACGGTTTGAATAAATATGTAAAGACGGCTATTGACCTGAATTATTTCATGGGAACGGATGAAGAATGGGAAATTTTTACTGGTAATATTGAAAATAATGTATTAGAAGTAGCGGAAGAAGTGGAGCCTGAAATCCTTGCAACGGTTGTCTCTGGTAAAGTTCCTTCATTGAAGGACGGCTCTGGAATAGATTATGAAACTGTAGCAAGGACTTGGGGAGGTAGACAGTTTCCAGTGAAGAATGTAAAACATCCTGACGATGACGGTTTTATCTATTGTGAGACAACTTTACACGTTCCAGTAGAAAATATTTTCACAGGTAAAAAGTATGTTACTTTGGAAACTGTAGTAGATGAAGAGCCTCCTGATAATCCTGCTAGACGTTGGAATTGGAAACCTGACCCTAATCGTCCAGAGAATTTGTATTCTTGTTATCAAGATAAATGGAAGTACGTAAATGTAAGGGAGGAGCGTGGAAGTGGAAAAATTCTTGCTACAACTTATCGTGGAGCAGTTATAGTTGGAGATAGAATTGTTACAGATAGAGGTCAAAAATGGCTTCATACATTATACGTAGAAAATCCTAATATTCCTATAGAAGGGTGGATTTCTATTGATGATGCTGATTTACTTGTTTGGGAAGTTCCTGAAAAAACTTTAAATTCCCTTATACCACCTAAAAGCTCCATTCCCGCTGAAATAAAGAGATTTGTTACTGCTCCTGATGATGGGAAATATTGGTGGTGGGGTTTTGAGACAGATAAGAGATATAGTAAATTATCTGTACCCTATACTGCGGTTTTTGTTAAACCTAATCAACAGCGCGTTGTTTTTGTGCAGTTACAAGAACCTACTCAGTTTTTCCAATTTGAGCTTTCGATGCTAGATAACCCTGGGATGCCTATAGCTTATTACGTAATGGTTTATTCTTCTCTCATGGCACAGAATCGCGCTTTGACCGATTACACTTCAAGTGAAGATAAGAATTTTACGACAGATTATGTTATTGGTGCTAACTTAGAACTAAATAATCCTTACTATTTTAAACTTCTTGGTTTTAAAGGTAATATGTACTACGAAGAAAGTAGAGATAGTGACACTGAAATAAGATTTGGTGGATTAGACCAAGATAATTTACCTTACCCAGAAGATGTTCATGGTAATCCTAGATATGTTCAGATGTTTACTGTAGTAAAACCAGAAAAGCATCCCGATAATAGATTTATGGTCAGCACCAATGCGCCTCAGATTTCTCGTATGATAGATGGGCGTATGGAAAATATAGGGTCAAGTATTATTAATTTAGCGAAACCTTGGACATCTAATGTCCTAATAACTGAACTTGAAGAAGTTAATGTTGGAGAAAAGAAACATCTTGTAAATTTATCAAGAGATGTAAATATTTTCTAGGCTATTGCAAAATAAAAGGATTTATTTATGACAAAAACACTGGGATTTCCTAGTTCACAAAATACATTAACTCCAATTCCAGAAGTTCCTGAACCTTCAAAGGAGTCTGGTCAGCGTTCTATAAATACTGATGATATATTCTTCACCAGATTTACTACGCCTTGGGCTAGACCTGATGCGGTTAGTGCTGAAATGTGGCGTAAGTTTGTTATGCTACAGCCAATTGCTGTAGATTGTAAAGAATCTCTTTTATCCACAGTTATTGGATTTGATTGGTCTGTTACTGCTAGGGACAGTGAAAAACGTGACGAGCTAAAATCAGTGGTTAAATATTACTCCAAACTTATTGATAAGGGAGGCTATTATTATGATTTTGGATATGAAGGATTAGTTGAACGAATTTTGTCTGATTTCCTGGACATTCCTTTTGGTGCAGGAGCAGAAATTGGAAGAAAGAAAGACAGTTCAAATGGTAGAGTTGTTTGGGTAAAGCCGATTGATGGAGCAACCTTGTATCCCACTCTAAACAGAGAATTCCCCGTAGTTCAGTACTATAATGGTCATTCTGCTAAGTTCCCCGCTTATGCCATGTCTCGTGTGTATATGACTCCTAGAAATGATATTCTTAGGGATGGTTGGGGAATGGCTCCTCCTGAAAAAGTGTATTTTGCTTTAGAGATGTTGCGTAGAGGTGATCAATATTATTCCAATTTATTGCTAGACACTCCTCCAGCAGGTCTTTTAGATTTAGGAGATATGGAAAAGGATAGTGCATACGATTGGGCGAAAGCGTTTAGAGCTTTTCAAGCAGGAGACCCTAGCTCATTTGCTATTCCTATTCTTTATGAGCATACTACCGATGTAAAATTTATTCCTTTTGGTAAAGTACCGAATGACATCATGTATGACAGGATTACTTTGAAATATGCAGCCATAGTAACTGCTGCTTATGGATTATCTCTCTCTGATATAGGGTTACAAACTACGTCTGCTTCTGGAGAAACTTTAGCAGGTTCTATACGCCAAGAGCGTAGAACTAAGCGAAGCGGTATTGCTAGAGCAAAGAAAGCAATAAAACGTTTTATAGAGAACTTTCTTCCTGACACATTACAGTTCAACATCATTGACCCTGACGATGAAGTAAATATGGCAATGGGTAAGGCAAGATTGGCTACTGTTACAGCTTTCAAGCCAATGTATGAGATGGGGCTATTCTCCCGCGAAGAAATGCGATTACAAATGCTACAAGATGGGCTGATGAGTAAAGATTTTCAAGAAGCTATTCCAGAAGGCGTTGAACCAGAGGAAGATACAAATAAGTCTCCAGAACGACCTGGCTCTCTTGGAAGTTCTGAAAGTGTAGCATCTGGTGGACAAGGGCAAGTACGTTTATCTGCTATCTCTGTAAATAAGTCAAAAGATTTTGAAAGATACGTGAAAGGCTTCGTTACTGATATTGTAAAACCTGCTGGAGAGTCTATTATTAAAGCAAAGAAACAGCTTTCAGAAGATGAGATTTATTTGGTTCGTTCTATGGTAGATACTTCTCTGTTTGGAGATATTGATTCTTTAGAATTGATTGAAGTTATAAAATCAGTTTGGAAAGGTAAAAAGTGGATGAAGCTAAGTTTCTCTAACTCCTTACCAGAAGAACTTGAGAGATTAGCTACAAAGAATATGTCTGATGACATGAAAGGAAAATTACATGGTGTAGATTGGGATACGGTTGCTGAGGAATTTAAAAGTAGTTTAAATGATGGAGCAAAGGAATTTATAGGAAAGTCTACCATTTATCTTCTGAAAGACATTTTACTAACAGAAAACGGTGTTGACACTGATATAGAAACAAATTACGATAATATAGTAAAAGATGTCCATAAAGCCTTATATGGAGATTTTGATAGTTTTGTTTCGGCTTATATAAACCTAGAAGCAAAAAGTCTTTTAGGAAGATTCAAATGAGAGGTGTTTAGTTATGATTAAGAAACAGATCGGTTGGCAAACAGTTCCTTTACAATATCCTACTCAGTATGAGAGCTTTCGTAAGCAAGTTCAAGAGTTACAAAAGAATGGATGGGAAGTAATGGGACAGACTTATGGCGGTATGCGTCATAATGATGCAGGTGTAAATGTGGATTTCTTCTTTATTCATATGGCAAAATATGAATGGGTAAATGAAGCATCAAAACCTAAAGTCGTAGCAAAGAAAGTAGGTAGACCTAAGAAAGATGCTTAAATGGTTTTTGTTAGTAGTGTTATTTGGAAGATTAACAATTTATCTAGTTCAGAAGTTTCCCCTTCCACAATTTCTGAACGAATGGCAAAATTGTTCTCTTTGCTCTGGAGTATGGATATTTTCCATACTCGCAGCTATCTTTAGAGTAGATTTATTGTCTACCGTATTTTATGAGTTAGGAGTTGGTTACGTTCCTTTTGTAAGTGAGTTTTTCACTGGAGCTATAACTAGCTGGATGGTTTATATTTTTGAAATTGGTTTTAGAGAGCGTTACTTAAATGTAACAATTTTGGAGTAAATATGGACGAAGTTCAACCTATTTCTAGCGTTGATATGATTATTGTAAAGGCTTCTCGTGAGAAAGCAGATGGGACTATGCGCTTGCGCATGGTAAATTCTGATACTGGAGAGGATGTTTACGGGGAGAAAATGTCCGTAGAACTTTTTGAAGATTTCATTCAGAGAAGTGATGACAATCTTCCTGTACCAGAACCATTTGACACTGTTGTTCACGAAGAGAAGTGGCAAGGTGGTAAACCCTATCTATCTGTTGCTCACTATAAGTCGGACGCTTTTGATGAGCTTCCTGGTGAACAAGAAAAGTTATATCTTGATGGGGAGAAACTAAAATCAGTAGACGTTCTTTATGATAATGATTTGGGCAATAGAATTTGGAAATCTGTGTACAATGATTTGTATGCAGAAGAAAAAGACTTTGAAAATCCAGTTAGAGTGTCTATTGGATTTATTGACTTAGAACATAAGCATGAAATCAAAGATGGTGACGATTTTGTGTTCACTAGAAAATCGTTAGAAGATAAATGTGAACTGTGTACTAAATGTGTAGAGAACAAAGTTTATTTGAAAGGACATTTGGTACACAAAGCATTTACTCGTGTTCCTGCTCATCCTAGAACTGATGTGGAGATCGAAATGAAATCAAGTGATATTATGACTAAGAAAGATGATGCAGAGAGCATTATAGGAAGTGACATCGAACTTGAGCAGAAGTCTCAAGTAGTTGAAGATATTTTGGTTGTGAAGTCTGAAAAAGATTTAGAAGATTACGCATGGTCTGTTCGAGGAAGTTTTTATGATGAATTCAGTCCTCCAATGTATGTGCGTACTGTTACAGAAAACAGCGTTATTGTGTCCGAATCTGGAACTTTATACAGAGTAGGATACAGTGATGGTGATAAAGGTTTTTCATTCGATAAGCGTTCTGCATGGGAAAGAGTTGAAATTGGGTATATTTCTGTGAAGAGTGAAGCTGGAGATGATGGATGGAGAATTGAATTTGATGAAGAAATTAGTACAGAGAAATCTGTAAATGATGAGGTAATTATGAAAGACGGAAAATCAGTTGAAGCGGAAGCAGTTCCCGCTAAGAAAGTAGAAGTTGTTCCCGAAGAAGAAGTTACTCCAAAATCAGAAGTAGTAGAATTTGCCAAAATCTTAGAAGACAAACTTGCTGAACTTGCTGAAAAAGGTATTTATGGCGAAGAAGCATTGAAAGAAATTCAGCCTATGTTCAATGAGCTTGGAGAAGTTGTGAAGTCTAAAGTAGCCCCCCAAGGCGCATTAGCTGACGTTGCAGGTGTCATCAAATCTACTATGCAAGAACTTATTCCTACTTTGAAACAAGAAATCGTTTCGCAGCTAGTGAAAGAGTTAAGTGGACTTACTGCACAATCTGTAGCTCCAGCACTTACTGATGATGTTCCCGCTCCTCGAAGCATTGAAGTAAAGCGAAGTAATATCACTGAGCAGGGACAAAAACAATTATCTCAAATTGAGAGACTTGCAGGATTGGGATAAGTTATACTTTACATAATGTAATCAAGGTTGTAGAATAAAACTATAACCAACAACTACGGTTAAGCCTTCTTCGGCGGCGTGGGAAACCTATTGAATTAGAAGGAGGCTATAATGCCTGAATTAGTATTAAATCTTGGTCAAGACCAAGTAGCAGAACAGGGATTTGTTTCAAAAGCAACAGACCCTGTACTCCCTGGAGTTTCTACTCCTGATGATTTTGCTGCACAATACCCTACCCCCTTAGACACGACTGAACTACTCGCTATGTGCGAAGAAGTAAATTTGCTTCGGGCTATTCCAGATGAAAGCACTGGACTGAAAGCATTTACTTATCGAGAGATGGATGAACTTGCTTTTGTCTCTGGTTCATCTTATGTTTCATTTGCGGATGGAGCATGCCCTGAAAATTATGAGCATGATGGTGATAATGTTACTGCCACACTAAAAAACATTGGCGCTTACAAATCTCTAACCCTTTCTGACATCATGCACTCTGCTGCTGTAGCAGGCATGTCGCAAGGCGGTTTTGGTGTAGGTATTGATAGTTTGAACGGGCCTATGCCTGCTGGTCAAGGACTTCCTGGTGTTGCTGGTGTAAATACGTTAGCTAATCAGGCAGTTGCTAATTTGAAAGCAAAAGAAATGGCTTTGATGGCAACCCTCGTACTGAATGGCGAAGATCGCCTCTTAGTTCGTGGTAACGCAAGCTCTAACGCTCTCGAATATGATGGCATTGAAACTCTCATCACCTCTGGCAATGGCTCACATACAAACGCTTCGAGTGAGGCATCTGGCACGTTCTCTGGTGCAAACTTTGACCGTTTCTTAGCAGAAGGTTGTGCTAAACCTACCGCAGTTTTCGGTCATCCCACTGCCATCCAAGAAATGATGAGCGCATATTTCCAACTTGGTTATCAAGGTTCGCAACTTGTAAATCACAATGACGGAAGTCGCATCGTTCCTGGTTACAACTTCGCAGGTGAAGTCAATACTGGCATCGGTACGCTCATGGTTGTTGCGGATAGTAACTTTACTCGCACAGCTTCAAGTGCAACTACATTCCAATCCAGCCTTTACGCTCTGCGTATGAGCCACAACGGAGAACCTTTGATATTCCGTAAGACTCAAATCCCATTGGCTTTCAAGGACTTAGCTCCTGGATGTACTGCAATTGCGTTCCAGATTTGGAAGAAAACTGTCCTAGTTGCCAAAGCTCGATGCGCTCATGGTAAATATACGAGCTTGTTCAGTGGGAGATCGGTATCAACCTGTCCAGTAGTCCACTTATCGAACGATTAAGATAAGATTAGTCCGATTTAGATTAAGAGTGCAAGAATTTCTTGCACTCTTTTTATTTTAATGGTATACTCTTTATGCTTATGACATAAGACTTCGAGAACAAATAGCGGTTAGTGAACTTGTGTCATAAGCAAACACTCGAATTTCATTAGCCGCTATTTGTTTTGGAATGGATATGAATAATGTGTCTGGAATATACAAGATAGTAAACTTAGAGAATGGAAGAATTTACATTGGGAGTAGTATAGATATTGTACATAGGTGGAATCATCATAAAAGTTTTCTTAGAAGAAATGCTCACCCCAATCCGCTTTTGCAGAACTCATGGAATGTTCATGGAGAAACATCTTTTGAATTTAGTATTTTAGAAGAAGTGGTAGATAGGGGATCTATATATGATAGAGAGCAATGGTATTTGGATAATGTAGTTGAGTGGGGACAGGATTATAATTTATCTAAATATGCGGATGTACATGCAGAAGGTCGTATTATGTCAGAAGAAATGAAAAGAAAGGTTTCTGCTTTAACCTTAGATGAAGAATTAGAGATACAAAATTTGTATAAAGATACTAACCTTTCTACAAAAAAGATTAGTAAAATATATAATGTGAGTAGGCGTACAGTTAGTAGAATTGTAAAGAAAGATTTAGGAAAAGGTGTTCCAGAACAACGTGAGTTGCTTATACCAAAACCCGACTATAAAGAAGTACAGAACTTGTATATGTCTGGAGATTACACACAACAAGAAATTGGAGATATATGGGGAGTGTCTTCTGCTATGATAGGAAAGATTATCCGCAAAGATTTAGGTAGAGGTGTTCCAAAGTATCCAGAAAAAACTTTATCCCGCGCACATAAACAAAATATAAAGAACTCTGCTCCACGAGAAGAAGAACACGCTCTTTCAAAAATAAATTGTGATGTTGCTAGAGAGATGCGTAGATTATGGAAAACAGGAAATTACTCGCAAAGAGAGATAGGAGAGATATGTGGAGGTATTAGTCAACCTACAGTTGGTAGAGTTGTTAGATATGAGTCATGGTTGTGTGAAGATAAATACTAATCTAATTCTAATCTGCACCTAGGTATTTTCTGATAAGATATATGAAAAGGAGAAAATTATGATGAATCATGTAGCAGGTTTCAAACTCGTATCAGATGGCAATTTAGTAGTGCCAGATGGATATACTGCAAAATATGTAAATAGGAGCATAAAAGAAAGGCTTTTTACTAAATTGTATGGTAGAAAGTGGTCTCCTTTTTGTAAGAAAGAGTTGGTGATTACTAAGAAATACAAACCAGATAGCTCTTTTTATAAGATGGGAGATATTGTAATGGCTCATCCTGAAACTCTTAAAGGTGCAATAGGTGAAAAATCCCCAATCTAATTTTAACCTTAATAAAGAATAAATGGTGTAAAATGCAGGAAAGGAGAAGATTATGAATGATAGAGATATAGAAGATACTAGGATGCCTCCAGATCGAATAGCGATGAATGTTGTATGTTATTTTTGCGAGAATAGTGTAAGTATAGATGATGCAACATGCTTGAATTGTGATGACCAAATGCGTAGGTTTGAAAAATACGCTTGTCGTTGGTGCGAAGATGTATATGAAGAGTGTGACGATTGTGGCGGTAGCGGTAAAGATATTTTAGGGTCACCTGACCCGTTTGGTGGTTGTGATTGCGTTACTTGTGAAGGATCAGGAGTTATTACCGTCAAACTTCCGATAAAGTGATAATAACGGTAATCCTTATTGTCAAATAAGGATAAAAGTGTAATTATAGGATATATTTTGTACCTACACTTACTTGGAGACTTAGATAAGTATGAATACAAAGCTAATAACCAAATTCCTCCGCTATTTCACAGTCTTCATCTCTGGTGTTTTCTGTGGAATACTAATAGTTACAGTCATGTATATTTTTATTACGTCACAAGTAAGCCAGGAAGTTCCTGAGATCGTATTACCTATATTAATTGGATAAGGAGAAAATATGGAATTGAATATCACACATGAACGAAGGTTAGGTAGAAAAGATGTAGACTACTCTAAGAAGTTTGTTCCTTCTGGCAGATTATGTGAAGAACGAGATGAAACTGATTATGTTACACCATGCGATTATTTCAATAGAACAACTAGGAAATGTAAATTATTTGGTGTAAACCCTACGTTTACACAAGATATTTCTCATGGTTTGAGACCTAGACCATTATATAAAAAGCCTAATCTCTGCTTATCTCAGACTATGGATTTTAGTGAAACTGTAGGGATGTTTGATTAGAATATAAATTCATATGCTTGATATAAACACCTTACTAAATTATTATATTAGTAAGGTGTTTTCATTTTAATAAGGAATTTATATGAAAGATAAAAGAGAAGATTTTGAAACCAAAGATATTTACCTGGCTTCTGCTTTGATAGCTCTAGGTGGATTTTATAGTCATGCAGATAAGTCAGACCCTAGACATCAGGTATTTTATTTTAGAGACAATGGAAGAGTTGATTTTGAAAAAGTAGTTTCTGAGTACGTTACAGGAACTCTTATGATAAATGCGGCGGCATTTAAAGAATCTATACAGCGAATGAAGTCTGTTATACATTCTTACTAAATTCTTATACTTCAGAGTAATTTTGTGGTATACTGTCTTTATGGTGAAAAGAGATGGTTATGTAGCTACGCAACATTATAATGAAAACGGACATAGCGTGAAAGTGGGGGAAACTGTGTATATCTGGACACCTAGAAATCATGTTTCATTGGGATGGGTAAAGGAAGGTGATTTAGGCAAAATATTGGCAATTGATACGAAAGCGTGCTGCGGGAAACGTAAAAAGCGTTTCTTTTTAGCATCGCAAACTAATGTAAATTTACATGAAACGGGAGCAATGTAATGAAAAGTTGGAATGAGAGTAAAACTCTTTGGTTTTCTATTTTATACGCGCTATTACAAGTAGCGGGATTGTTCGGATATGCGGATTACACCCCTGGAGCAGATGTGTCTGAATGGGTAGGTATTGGTATAGCCATTATTGTGGCAGCCTTGCGGTTTAAGACAAATAAGGCGGTTAGTCTTTCTGCCGCAAAAGGGTAAACTAATATAAAGAGAAGATAAAATGAAAATAGCAGTTATTGGGCATACTGGTAGGGTTGGCACAGAGTTATTGAAACAAGAAGGATATGTTCCTTTAGACTGTGACATTAGAAACGAAAAAAGTGTAGAGAAGGCGATTACATCATGTAAGTGTGATGTGGTCGTCTCTCTTGCTTCTAAGTCATCTCCTGAATGGTGTGAGGACGACAAGAATTTCAAAGATATGTTCAACGTAAATGTTATGGGGATATTCAATCTTGGAGAAGTAACCAGTAAACTGGGTATCCCAACAATCATTTTATCAACCGATCATGTGTTTAGCGGTAAAAGTTACTTTGATTTTCCTTTGAAAAGATGGATAAAGAAAGGGCCATATAAAGAAGACTACTATAGGCGTGTTCCTGTAAACCAATATGGTAGAACTAAATTATCTGGTGAGTATATGGCTGGTGAGTACGACAACATGAAAGTTGTTCGCACTAGCTATTTATTTGACACAGACAGAATTTATCCATTACAAGAATCCTATCCTACTTTCATGTATCGCTCATTTATGCACATAGAGCATTTTGTTGAGAGTCTTTTGTATTATGTTGATAATATAGAGAAGATGCCAAAAATACTGCATATTTCTGGAAGCCAGACTGTAAGTTGGGTGGACTTTATGGCAAGACATTTTCTTGATTGCGGAAGTCTTTTGCCTACATCATCCACTCACAGAAAAGACAAGAAAGAATTTGCTCCTAGACCACATAAAGCAGGTTTAGACGTATCTCTTTCTGCTAAACTTGGATTGCCTCAGTATTCTTATAGAGATGGATTGGAGTTGCTGTGAAAACTACTGTAGTCATTCCTGCTTATAACAATTGGGCACTACTTCATCAACTTTTGTTTGATATATATAATACTAAAGGAAGTAAAGATACTTTAGATATAATTATTGTAGATGACAAAAGTACAGAAGATGGATTTAGGGGCGGTATTTTTTGGTGGTTAGGAAGTGGTATGTTGAATATTTCTGTCATCCACAACGAAAAAAATTTGGGATTTCTTCTAACTTCTAATAAGGGGCTAAAAGAAGCGTCTGGAGATGTGGTTATTTTAGCATCAACGGATGTTAGGGTTTACAAAGGTTTCTTTGAAGAAATTGAAAAGAGATTAGAAAAATGTCCAAAAACATTAATCAGTGGAAAAATATATACTGAGACTACTGGATGGAATGAGTTTGATGGTAAAGTATTCCCTTATGCAGAAGGATTTGTTCTGGCAACTACTAAAGAAGGTTGGGAAGAATTAGGATATTTTGATACTAGATATGCTCCTAACGATTTTGAAGATGTAGATATTTCTACAACAGCTTTAGAAAAGGGTTACGATCTATGGTCACTCTCTCCAGAAGTTGTGATGCACCTTGGAGGCAAGACTATAGGATATGGGGAAGATAGACAGAAAGGTACAAGAATAAATCAGGAAAAGTTTAGAGAAAAATGGGCGACAAAATGATGCACGGAATTCCGAAAGAAAAAATAAAGGTATTGTGCTTATCAGATTGGTATCCACTTTCAATGTCTCGATACTGGGAAAACGCTTTCAAGAGAAATCCTAACATAGACTTCAAAAACTGTGGAGCATATACTGGCAGTTGGATTCCTTGGCTGGGTGGGATGAGTGTATTAGAAAAATACGCAAAGCCTCCTACAATTGTAACTCCATTTAAGCCAAATGTTCGTGTTCCTTATGCGCTGGTAAAAGCGCAACTAGGTTCATGGATTCCAGATTTGGTAATCACTATCAATGCAGGGGCAGATTTTGTAGATAAACCTACTGATGGATTTGTTGCTTCGGTAGGTACGGATGGGCATTGTCTTGACTATACTCACTCCAGAAACATATCTGACAAATTTTTTAATATGCATCCCAAATACGCTCAAGGTGATGATGTTTTACTGCATTATGCGTTTGACCCTGATGTGCATTATCCTATGACAGAGATTGAAAAGGATACTGACGCTGTTCTTATTGGTATGCCTTACCAGCAAAGAGTTGATTGGGTAAACAAGTTACGTTCATTAGGTGTTTCTGTTCTATTTGAGAATGGGCCAATATTTGATGAATATCGAGAACTGAATAATCGAGCGAAATTGGGATTGAATTGGTCATCTTTGGGGGATTTGAACGCTCGTGTATTTGAATTGATGGCAATGAAACTCTGCCCCATCATTGATAGGTGCGATGATTTAGAAAGATTCGGCTTCAAAGAAGGTCATCATTATTTAGGATTTGATAATTTAGATGAAGCAGTTCTTAGAGTGCAGTGGGCATTGAATAGTCCACACGAAGCAGAAGAGATTGCTCTTGCTGCATATAATAAAGTTAACATGGAAGATTTTACCTATGATGCACTTGTTAGTAAAGTGTTGAAGGAGTTTAGATTGGATGAGTAAAAATAATGGTGGTTCTCCCAAGGCATCTACAGACCTATCACCAATTGAAGTTGCTATGAAAACAGCAAAGCCTCCTAATATAATACATCATCGTGGAGATTTGAATAGAGTTACATCTGACGGAAAGGAATTTGTTAGGCAAGAACATGTATTCATTCCTTCAATTGGTAAAGTGAAATGTACTCCTTATGATAATCATTTCGTTTATAGAGATGCCAGAAAGTTAGGATGGGTATTGTTTTGTACGTGTGGCTCTCCTGCTGTAGTAGTAAATTACGATGCCTATAAGCAGCATGGTAGTTCACAAGGAGCTTTACTTGTTTGTAAACATCATACTGATAATAACAAACATCAACCAGTGAATAGGTAATATTATGACTTTCTGGAAAGATAAAAAAGTGCTAGTTACTGGAGCTACAGGGTTTATCGGTAATCATTTAGTCACTAAGCTATTAAACTCTGGAGCAGAAGTCACTGAGTTTATTCACATAAAAGAATCTAAACGTCCTAATACTTGGAAATTGTTTGGAGATTTGCTTGATTTAGAATCCTTCTCTGACGCATTGGAAGACCTGAAACCAGACATCGTATTCCATTTAGCGGCACAGCCCATTGTAGGAATTGCTGGAGAGATGGAGTATGAGACATTAGATGTGAATATACGAGGGACTTACAATCTTCTCTCTGTCCTGAATAAGATTGGAGTAGGTGGTTATGTACATATCTCTACAGATAAAGTTTATGGGGACACCCCTTTCATAGAAGATACAAGTGATTTGTTAGGATTAGACCATCCCTACAACGTGTCTAAATTATGTGGAGATAACCTGGCAACTATGTATGCCAGATTCTTTAATGTTCCTACAACCATTATCAGAAATGCTAATGTGTATGGTGAAGGTGACCCCCACTTAGAGAGAATTGTTCCTAGAACAGTAAAAAGGTTGGTAGATGGAAAGAACCCCGTTATTAGAGGAGACGGTACAAATCTAAGAGATTACGTCTATGTGAAGGATATTGTAGATGGATATGCACTTGCTGCTGAATATGGGTACGAGAAGGATTATAATGTATTCAATTTTGGTGCAGAATGTGCTACTTCTGTGGGGGATATTGTAAAGATGATTATAAGTCTTGTAAGGAATGATTTATTTATAAATTTTGAACACCAACTAAGAGGAGAAATTCCTAATCAGCATGTTAATTGTGATCGTGTAAAAGAAGTCCTTGGTTGGACACCTAGCACATCCTTACAAGAAGGATTAGAGAAAACTGTGAAATGGTATCAAAATGAATTCAAAAATTAGTCTCTTTGGAAATGGTTATATAGGAAAAGAATTTGTTCGTCAGTTTGAGGATGACGTAATTATTCAGGACAAATTCGATTATGCTTCCAGAACACCAAAAGTCTTGTATGGGATTAGCACAGTTCACAATTATCATGTAAAGAAAAAACCTTACTTGGATATTGATACTAATTTAACTACTCTTGTTACATTCCTTGAGAATATGAGACGGATACACGGAGAGAAATCAGACATTACGTTTTTGTCTAGTTGGTTCGTTTATGGACGACAGGACTTTGTTCCTGTAAAAGAAACTGCTTGCTGTAATCCTACGGGATTCTATTCTGTCACAAAATATGCTGCTGAGATGTTATTAGCTAGTTACTGCAAAACTTACAATATGAAATACAGAATTCTGAGACTTTGTAATGTGATTGGTGGAGTAGATGAAAAAGCAGACAGGAAGAAAAACGCTCTCCAGTATATGATTACGGAATTGGTAAAGGGGAGAAAAGTAGATTATTTATATGATACAGAGTGCTATAGAGATTATATGGATGTTAGAGATGTTGTAAGAGCAATAAAAATCGCTATGACATCAGAATCAGGGGAGATTATAAACATAGGTTCTGGAAATGGTCGGATAGTGAAAGAAATAATAGAAGATGTTCATTGTGAAGTACGAGGAATAAATTTATTAGAGCTAATACCCATTCCAAAATTTCATAAAGATGTTCAAACAGATAATATGGTTTTGGATGTGTCAAAACTAAAATCTATGGGATTTGTTCAGCAATATTCATTACAAGATACAATAGAAGATATAATAAAACATGCTAAATAAACTTGGGAAGAGTGCAATTGTAGCAGCCGTAAAACATTTAGTTTCAGGAACGCATAATGAATTTATTCCTGGAGAAACTTTCATTCCTACACATGGAGCTATGTATAATGGTGGAGATGTTTGGAATGGTGCTGATGTAGCATCTTTGGTGGAGTGTGCTTTAGATAAGTGGTATACAGAAGGGAAATACGCTAGAGAATATACACGAAAACTAAAGAGCTATCTTAGAAATTCTTCTAAATATATTACACTGTGTAATAGTGGCAGTAGTGCAAATCTTCTTGCTATTATGGCTATGACCGCTCCTGAGTTTGGTGAAAGAAGAATAAAGCCTGGAGATGAAGTCATAACCACTGCTGTAAATTTCCCCACTACCGTAAATGCCATTATTCAAGCAGGAGCTATTCCTGTATTTGTAGATGTAGCTTTAGGTACTTATGTTCCTGATGTTGAAGATATAGCAGAAGCGATTGTAGAAGGAAAAACAAAAGCAGTTATTCTTGCTCATACAATGGGTAATGTATTTGATGCAGAAGCTATTGAAGACCTTTGTAGAGAATATAATATATTTATGATGTCGGATTGCTGTGACTCTTTAGGTAGCACTTTTCAAGAAAAGCCTGTGGAATCCTACGGAGATATTTCTACCCATTCTTATTATCCCGCTCATCATATTTCTGGTGGTGAAGGTGGGGCAGTTCTTACAAATAGTTTTATGATTTCTAAGGTTGTGAAATCTCTTAGAGATTGGGGTAGAGATTGTTTCTGTGCTACTGGACAGGATGCTGCTTGTGGGAAACGCTTTGAACATAAATTTGAAGGTTTGCCAGAAGGATATGACCATAAATATGTTTACACTCGTTTAGGCTACAACTTAAAAATGACAGACTTACAGGCATCTCTTCTGTCTTCACAAATAGATAGGTTGGATGAAATAGTTGAGGCGCGTAGGTATAATTTTATTTATTTGTTTGAGAAGATGCAAGAGTTTGAGAATTGGTTCATCCTTCCTAGACCTGCTTTAGATAGTGAACCTTCCTGGTTTGGTTTTCCTATCACAATAAAATCTTATGCCTGTAACTTCACAAGAGCAGAACTTATAGCTCATCTGGATAAGAATAAAGTTGGAACAAGGCTTCTTTTTGGAAGTAACTTATTAAGACAGCCAGCCTATAGAGATATTGAATATTTAGTTCAAGATAAACTCTACAATAGCGATATTGTAACAGAAATGACTTTCTGGATAGGATTACATCCAAGCATGACACCTGAAATCATGGACTATATTATTTCTGTGTTTAGAGAATTCTTAGAAGGGAGAGAAGGATGCTGAGAGATTTCAGGAATTGGAACATCTTTTTAAACGAACTTATAAAAGATGACTACCCATCTCCTCCTGATAAAGGACATACTGCGCTTATGCGAGGCATTATGACAGAATGGATAAGCGGGTTAAAGGGTGTAAAAACTGTCCTTGATGTTGGGTGCGGAGATGCTGCTATTGCAGAAGGATTTTTCAAGAAATTAGGCATTGAATACACTGGTATCTCAAACGGAATGGATGTAGAGAAATTAAAAGGTTTAGGAAAGAATGTTATCAACGGAGACTTTAGTTTCTTAGAAGAGTTTGCAGATGAATCCTTTGGACTTATCTTCTCTCGTCATTCCCTTGAGCATAGTCCTGCCCCACTGCTTACCCTAATGGAGTGGTACAGGGTATCAGCACACTTCCTATGCCTTGTTCTTCCAAACCCCGCCTATTGGGGGCGTGTAGGGCAGGGACATTATTCTGTATTGGAAGAAGATCAGTGGAATTTCTTATTGAAGCGTTCTGGATGGAATGTGATATGGAGAAAGAATACTAACCAAGAGTTTTGGTTTATGTGTGAAAAGGCTAAAAGATATTAGCATGAAAAAATCTGTCAATATTGTGGTGGCTGTTAGATGTCTAAACGAAGAGAAGAATATAGAAAGATTTTTGCACGGATACGACTTTGCAGATTCTATTGTAGTTTCAGATGGTGGAAGTACAGATGATTCTTTGAACCTGTTATCCAAGAATAAGAAAGTTATTATACATAATTATGATGTCGTGGAAAAGTTTCCAACTGGATGTTCGTGGAATCCAGATAATCCTCACATAAATTTTGTGCTAGAAAAAGCGAAGAAACTATCTCCAGATTGGCTAATATTGGATGATATGGACGATGTTCCTACTTATACATTGAGAAGAAATGCTAGGAAGGTACTGGAACATACAAGTAAATCTCAAGTCAATGCTTTTAGGTTATATATGTGGGGAGATAGAGAGTTCTTCCCTTATATGAATAGAGATTTTGATAAGGATTATTTGGCTTTATGGGCATGGCGACCTGATGAACTAGACATATACGCAGATGAGCAAAAGCATCATGCTACTTATAGAGGAATATCGTCAGACTATGAAGAACTTAAAGTGCCTATGGCTCTTCTTCACAAGTCGTGGCATCCAGATACTATAGATGATAAGGTGAAGTGGTATAATTCCGTTGGGATAAAGACAAGTCACCCATTTAATTTTGCAGGAAAACCGAAAAGGCTTCCTCCTTGGGCAAAGGAATAACATGGCTAGATTGTTTATTACATCATATCAAAAGTCAGGAACTCATCAAATTATGCCCGCTTTTGGAATTACGGCGGATATTGTAGACAGAAGTCATAATGGGACTCATAATCTTCCAGATTACGTTGGATTGGAGAATACCATAGATAAGGACGGTATACTGGTAACAGTAAATGCGCTAGAAGAATTTTATAAAGGAAAATTTGGTCACGTATCTTACCTGCCAGAATATGCAGTAGCTATACAAAAGAAGCCTACTAAAGTTCTTTTTAATATTAGAGACCCTAGAGACATTATAGTTTCTGAGTATTACAATATGATGAAGCTGTTTAGCAGGGGAAATTCAGATCACGCTCTTTGGAACTTCCGCATGAAGGATAGTAGAACAGTATATGGTTCTGGAGACCCCATAAAATACCTAATAGAATTTGCATCTTGTAGATGGCTAAATTGGCTAGGGTGGATGAAGCACGATTTTGTTTATACTGTAAAATATGAAGATTTGAGATTGAACGGAATAGAGACGTTAGAAAAGATAAAAGAGTTCCTTGCTCCTGAAATAACGATAAATACAGCTTGGAATTTTGAACATCTAAAACCGAGACACGGAAACCCTACTTTTAGAAGGGGCGTTCCTGGGGAATGGAAAGATGTGTTTACTGACGAACACAAGAAACAGGCGGCGGAACAGTTAGGAGCGACAATAAGAAAATTAGGGTATACGCTATGATAAAATTTAGTATTTTTGACGATTATGCAGATGGTAAGGATGAAGCGGAATTGGCTATTTTCAATGCTGTCTGTGAGTGTGGGCATAAACTACATGAGCATGGGTTTGTTGTAGATTGGAATGGTATCCAAAAATTTTGGGTGTCTCAATGCACTAGCTGTCCAGTAGTGGATGGAGTATTTACGTGTAAAGAATTCAGACTAGCGGAGAAGAAAAATGAAAATTGACTTGCTTTGCAATGATGGCAGCCCTCTTGAAGTATCAGAGAAAAGTATTTCTGGTGAAGATGGTCGTATGGGCGTAGGAGGCGCGGAGCTATTCCTTCTCACGATTTGTAGAGCTTGGCATGAAGCTGGACATGAAGTAACTCTTTATAACAGTCCTAAGTATCCTAATAGTTCTGTATTCAATCAACTTCCAGTAGATGCTTTTGTTCCAGAAGATGAAAGAGATGTTGTAATTGTGTGGCGTTCTCCTAACGATAGACTTACTCCCGATACAGTAGGATTGAAAGTTTGGGTGTCTTGTGACCAACATACAAAGGGAGACTTTGGAAAGTTTGCTCAAAAAGTAGATAAGATTGTTACTATCTCAGAACGTCATGCTGATTATTTTAGAGATATTTATGGCATTCAGGACACTATTACCATAGACATTCCAATTCGTATATGGGAGTATGAAGAAAATGAAGTAGAGAAAGTTCCTTATCGTTGTATCTTCAATCATATGCCTGATAGAGGTGTAATGCAGTTACATGCTGCATGGGCAGAAATCGTTAGAGATGTTCCAGAAGCATCTTTGGTGATTACGTCTGATTGGAGATTATGGAGTGAATGGGCAGACCCTACTGCTACACAGCAATTCAAGACTACGTTTGCTAGGCTTCCTGGAGTAACGTATCTTGGTGCGGTAAAGAGAGATGAACTTATTAGGCATCAACTGGAAGCACAATTGGAGTTGTACCCATCTATTTATGATGAGCTTTTTGGTATCGCTACTGCTGAAAATCAAGTGGCTGGATGTTACCCTATTACAAGTGATGTTGGGGCAACAAGGACTACAAACATGGGGACTGTAATTGCTGGAAATGTTTACTCTCCTGAATGGAATAGAGAGTTTGTAGATACAGTAGTGGCTACGCTTAGAAATCAAGATAAGTTGAAAGAAAATGCTATGCAAGTACAGAAGTTAGCAAAGGAAAGGTTTGCTTTGGATAGAATCTTAGAAATCTGGAACGATAAAGTTTTCAATATTCATTATAAATAAAAGGATACAAATGCCGCAAAAACAAAAATCTAGTTCTGGTGGAAATAAGAAACATGGTCGCAATAAAGATAAATGTACTCGCTATAGGAATATGCATACTAGAGAAAAGAACAAAGTAAGGCGTGTCTTGAGGTCTTCTGGATTAGAAGAAGCTAAAAGATGGGCTAAAGAAAATAACGTTTCTGTTTATTTAAGGAAAATAATTAATGACATCTAAAAAGATTTTATTTATTACGGATTTAGCCTTTATAGGCTCTGGATACATGTACATTTCTTTGCCTTTGATGAAGGGCTTAGTTGGATTGGGTTTTGATGTGAAGGCAATTGGGTTAGGAAATGATGGAAGCGAACATGATTTTCCCTTCTCTATCATTCCTGCTAAAGATTTTAAGTCTGCTCATGCTATAGCTCATAATCTGCATTTTTTAGATTGGCAACCTGATATAGTTGTAGTTGCTTTAGATGTTCCTCATCAAATATTCTTTATTGAGAAACTGAAAGAGTTACCTTCTAAGTATCTTGTCATTACTCCTTTAGAGAATGGCCCTCTTACTATGTCATGGGCAGGTTCTTTAATGTTTGCTGATGGAGTTTTCTTTATTAGCGAATTGGCAACTAGAGAAGCCAAGAAAGCTGGTCTCACAAAAGCTAAACATATTAAGATTGGTTCTGATACAGAAATCTGGCCTGAACGTGATGAAGAAACTAGAAATAGAATTAGAAAATCTATGGAGCTTGACGATAAATTTGTCATCCTTTCTGTAGCAGATAATCAAGAAAGAAAGAACTTGTGGGCTGCTATGGATATTGTCTCTAAGGTGAAGAAGTCAGGTGTAGACAATCTGAAATACATTCTTGTGACTAGAGAACATAGTCATGTAGGGCATAAAATACGAGATTTGGCTTCACAATTAGATATAAATGATGAATTAGTGATTATGGAACGGGGATTACCGCAGGATGTTTTATGGTCTCTATATGCTGCATCTGATTTATATTTGAATACAAGTAAAGCAGAGGGTCTTGGATTACCTCTACTAGAGGCTATGAGCGTAGGATTGCCAGTAATGGCTACTGATACTGGAGCAATGACTGAATTACTTGCTGATGGTCTAGGGACAGTTCTTAGAGGGTTTTTGATTCGTCCTGAGTACGAGTTTACTGATGTTTGGGGCAATTCTAAGCGTAGTATGATAGACAGAGAAAAAGCGACAGAAGAAATATTATATTGTGTAAAAGATGGTCGTATTATGAAGCACATGTCTGATGCTGCTTTACATTATGTAAAATCGCTTACATGGGATATTCCCGTAAATCAACTTAAAGAAATGATAGAAGAGGTTTTAGATGAGTAGAAAACGAAACAAGTCAAAGAAGGAAAAGTTTCTTCTGGATGTAGTAGTTCCTACCGCTGGTAGATACGACATCCTAGAGAAATGTTTAGATGCCTTAGAAACTCAAACAGTGAAAACATTCAATATCTATCTTATTGATGGAAATGAAGATATTCCAGATAGAAATAATCATCGTGAATTATTAGAGAAATATAATGCGAAGATGCTTGGACAGAATGTTGGCTATCCTCGTCTCTGCAATACTGGTATTGCTATGGGCAAAGCTCCTTTAGTTCTTCTGCTCACGGATGATGTTCTGTTATCTGAAACAGCCGTAGATCGTATGTTAGAGACCATGAAAGATGATTCTATTGGTATGTTGGGAATAAAACTTCTCTTTCCAGATGATAGTGTAGACCCTAATAGACCTGCTGGAAAGGTTCAGCACATAGGATTATCTATGGATGTAGAAGCAAATGTCATTCATCCTTTAGTCGGTTGGAGTGCTAATAATCCTAAGTGCTGTGTATCTAGGGACGTTTTCGGAGTTACTGGTGCATGTTTTGTTATTCGCAGAGAATTATTCAATAGAGCTGGCGGGTTCGATGAAGATTATGGACTTGGAACTTACGAAGATGTTTCATTATCACTCTCTGTCAAAGCACAGGGTAAAAGAGTGTACTTAGATACCGACATTATTGGACATCATCATGTAGGAGCTACTGCACAAAAAAAGAACTTAGGATTTCCATTGCGGCAAAATGCTAATATTTTCAGAGCCAAGTGGTCAAATTCGGGACTTTTTCTTTATGACTCTTACAAATACTATTGACATCTGATATACTGACATTTAGTAAACCCGCCAAGCCTCTACCCCTTTGGGATATGCTCAACTGTGGCGGGTTTTTCTTATACGATAGCTGGATGTATTATTAAATGTAATCTTCTTTATAAATTGTCCAAGGAGTTTTAGGGGGATACTGCCAAAACTTCAGTTCTGAAGCATGAGAAGCGTTAGTATCTTTTAGGACTACAAAATCATTAAATAGATGTTTATTGTTGTGAAGTAAGTTTTCTAAATATTGTATCCCTATAACCGCTTCTTCTGAGTAGTGTATACAAGACGCTTTTCTCCAATGTGGATTCATAGAAGTATTTAATTCTAAACTTATCTGAGAACCAAAAATTTTCGCTGTCCATCCCTGTTTGAAAGGAGATGTGAGAAGAGCTTCTGAGTATAAATTGTCTGTTAGCCTTACGTATGGATAGCCTAATTGATGAGATTTGTGTAAAGGTTGCCCGTCATAATCAAAGCCACAACAAGAGAAAACAGGCTCACATCCAATTAAAGCTAACATTGCTACACAATCTTTGATGGGCAAATCTATATCGTCTTCTAAAGATTTTATACTCTTTGCAGAGTCTCTTGAATAAATATATTTAGATTTCTTTAGTAGGGTTTGGTATTCCGCATATTCTTCTTTTGATATTTTCATGTTATTCTCCTTATATTCTGATAAATAATACCACATTGCTAACTTCAATAGATTAGAATAGAATTAGAGTATAAAATAAGTCTATATGGAGTAATTATGACAACTTCTCAAAATCGCGCACATTTCAAATTTGTAGTACCTAGTGCATATCCAGTTCTTATTGTAGGAGCAGGGCCTCGACATACTTTATTTATCGTAAATGAAGGTGCAGATGCTACTAGAATTGGGCCTAGCGGTTCTATTGCTACAGAAGGTATGTATATGGCAACAAAAACCACTTTTGAAGATGGGTACAGTACGGATGAGTGGTGGGCTATCGCTCCTAGTGCCTCTGGCAGTGTTTCTGGTTATATTGTGTACTAATGCTAATATATCCGTATTCTACCCCCCTGATTTTGACAGAAGATATATATGTTGAATATGGTGGACAGACAGGTACGTCTACTGCTACACAACGTCAAAATGCTTTTCTGATCGCAGAACAAAGGGCAAGTAAGTATATTGGCACATTTCTCCTGCCAACTATAGTTACGGGTACATATCCTTATAACTCAAGCAATTTTATTGTGACAGATTATGGTTATGTGCATCAAATACTCTCTGCGAAGGTACTTTCTTTACAAGGAAGCACATCTTGTACATTGAAAGAAGATAGCGGATGTGCTTATATATTTGAAGATACTTTCGGATATTTAAACTATAGTTGTGTGCAGTCGTTGTGTAACTGTGCTGTGTATCAATCCCCCTACCAATTTCAGATAGCTTATGAAGCAGGACTTCCTACTGGTACAGCTAATCAAGCTGGAATACTGCAAGCTCTTACAATTGTGGCTAATATTGGGTTAGGTCAAGTTGCTGGTGGATGTGGCAGTGATGGAGATGTAGGAATAACTGAATGGTCATCTATGGATTACAGAGAGAAAAGAAAGGATTGGCCTGTGACATCTTTAGGGGCTAGTGCAAAAGCA